CTGCTTTCTTAGCACAAGTAGTGCAATGGACCCAATTTCCAGCACATACGATTCTAGGAACAAAGCTCCATTCATTGCGGCATATTGGACACTTGCTCCCAAACTCAGCTATTTCGTCATCAGTCATTAGTTTCCTTTAACTGTTCTTTAATTCCGGCTATTTTATCATCTTCTGCCTTCTGAGCCTCTAGCTGCTCCTGTAAGACGTTCTCGAAATAAGATGATATCTCGGTTGCCTTAAGGTTCTTAGTGGTCTGAGAGGCGTTATTACGCACTAACAGGCGGTTATTAGGTAGAATCTTTATCATATAGTCAAACATTACTTAGACTCCTCGTCCATTAACCTGATCCAAGCGTCCATTTCTGCTATAATTGATTTAATAGCTTCTAAGTCATGGTCTTCTCTAGCTACATCTAATCTTTTGTGAGCATCTGCTATCATTTCCTCGAAACTATTAAACTCATTATACTGTTCCATTATAAATCCTCGTGATATCGACTAACTATTAAGGCGATAATACCACCATACAGTAGAATCTGTAAATATGCAACATAAATATTTGCTCCGATTCCTGATAAGATAATACATGCTAGTGATAATATTACTGCTAAAATAATTTTAATGCTCATCTAGTTCCTTCGGTGCTTCTAAAAACACATCTTTTTCTTCTGTTTTCACTACCTTAGCATTACCTCTAGTTATAGGCAACATGTTCTCTACAGACGACCAATCGCTTTGATCGTACCATACGAATTCAGTGCCGTCTTGTAGTAGTTCGGAATTTCTAATTGTGTGACGATATAATTTAATTCTTTCCATATCTTGCCTCCTTTAATAATTTCTCTGTTATGTTATTGATTTTGCGTATTATAAATAACTTCTCAGTTTCGGGCATATTATAACTTGACAGACTTGAAATGAGTAAGTCTCGCTCAAGTTTGAGCTTCTCAACTTCTTCTTTATCTTCAAATGGCTTGAACTCTTCCACAATTAAACTACCTCATGTTATTGATTATACAGGAATATGTATAATCTTAAGTTACCTACTAAGCACCTTATATCGTCATATTTTTCCTTCAGAAAAATTGACATGCTAATTCCTATATTCATCAACTCTCTTTCCATCTACATAACTACAGTCCATAGATCTTTCTATCTTCTGTTCAAGTGATAACTTTGCAAGAGACTCAGTACATATATCTACATATACTTCCCGAGTCATAGGCTCTCCTGAGAATAACATAAGTAGCTTGATTATACCTATCATCGCTTAAGTGCCTTGATTTTGGTGGAAATACTAGAAGGAGTAGCCTTTACATCTATACAATCGTTCATAAGCTCCTCTCCCATCATAGTTGCCATGTGGTATTTGATGAAATCGTTCTCTTCGCTAGATAAAGAGCCTTTAATGATGGACTGTGAGGCGTTTACCTCGACAATCCACTCATCAATCCACTGTTCTAGTGCAATTTCCCTTGCTATTCGCCCCGACTTCCTATCAGTTCCCTCTATTTGCATCACTTTCTTTAGTTCTTTTAATGATTTATCGTTCATCTGTCACTTTCTCTTGTTAGTTTTGCAGGTTATGTTCGTTATCTGCTATCTGACACCCCTTTCCGAGGTTCTTTTAAATGGTATATGAAGTTCTTATTTCTGTCAAGTGATTTTTCAGCTATTTTCGGCAAAAAGCACCCCCGACCCTATTCCTCTTCAAATGGGTCAGAATCATCATGTGGGAATCCGAAGAAATCTATGATTTTGTACGCCTCTTCCAGAGAATATGCTAGACTATCGCAGATAATCTCCACATCACTTTCTGTGAAGGTCATTATCATTGGTACTTGATGTTTGCTTACAAATCCTAATGTCATTTTTTCCTTTTGTTAGATATATCCTACCATATCTGAACCAGTAGTCAACATATATCTTGTTATCACGGATTGTTACTTCAAAGGAATAGGAACAACTTACTATGATATATAGTAGCAGCTTATCTGTGGTGCGGTTCTTCTCAAGAGTAAACCTAATCAGTACATCACATATCCCACTATAACATTACCTTTCGGTATCAAATGTAAGTTCGTGAGTTAGAATTAGCCTGTTACCTCCAATCCATACCTTCTGATACTGCCGGACTATTCGCCCATTTAAAGCCTCACCCACTGTAAACCTCTATAAAGGCTGGGATAAGGCTGTGTAGGTAAGTTAACGTCATCCTACTGATGTGTGACTCTACTTAGGTTATTGCCAAGTAGTAGAAATGCATCTTAGATGGTAGCATATGTCTGGAAATTTTGCAACTCATTGCTACTTTTTATCTAAGTACTTGTAATTATTAAAATATGGCATAATTAATTAATAATACACTGTAAAATTAACAACTATATAATGTAAACTAATGTTTACAAAATGTAGGAGAATGTATGGACAATAAATTAAGAATAGAAGCATTACAAAGATTGATGACTAGCCCATCTGAAAGGTATAAGAAAGTTACGGATAAATATAAAGACTCAAATCCAGATGAAGAACTAAGAAAAGTCTATAACGAAGCTTATGATATTACTCATAAAGGTATGACTCAAGAAGAAAAAGAAGAAGCTGCTGAAAGAGAGTATCGTGCCAAGAGAAAAGAAATGGGACTCGAATAATGGATATAGAGAAAAATAAATACCTTGACAAAGTTAAAAAGAAAAAAGAACGAGAAAAAAAGATAATGCCTCTAAAGCAGGAAGATAAGAGATTATTCAGTAAAATCAGAAACGCAATTAAAAAACAAAAAAAATAAGGACATTTATGAAAAAATTAATTGAAGCAACTCCATTACTATTGTTACTATCACTAGTACCTTTCCTTTTCTACAGTCAGCCTAATATTGCCCAATCGGTTATATTGTCGGCAATTGCTGGATTATTCGGATTTACTGTATACTTAGAAAGTCTTAAAAAACCTGACTATGTTAAAATCTTCACAGAAAGGTTAGACGAAAGAGATCTTGAAAATGACAAGAAGCTTAATATCTTATTAAAAGAGATCGAGGAACTAAGAGCTACTCAGGGTAAATTAAATATTGTAAAAAAGACTGAAGATAGAATTAAAAACTATAAATGGTAGAATATGAAGCCTTACGGAAAAAAAGATAACTGCTGGTGTGATGGACCTCCATATGAGAAGTGTGAGCTATGTTGTCCAAATAGAGAAGAGAAGCGTCATCTTAAGAAAAAGATTCGTCAAAGGGTTAAAAAAGAAATTAAGAAGGAATTAAATGATGAACGATAACTTTGATTTAGGAGAAGCTGGAAAAGAACTTGAAGCTCTTCAAAAGCGCATAGCAGAACTTGAAGTCGAGAATAGTCGCCTCAAGCATGTTATTGTAGAAAATGAACTAGAAGAAGAAATCGAAGGTATTGACTGTACGAGCATTGAAGAGGTTATATGTACACAGGGTATTCGTTACATAGGAAGTTTAGTTGAAGCTCAGGACTTTGATAAATCTGATATACAAAACTTCGACACCCTTTACAAGACTCTAAGGACCATAAGAGGATTGACTACTCCATCTACTAAGAAAAACAAAGTAACTAACGTATCTGAATTACTTAAAATAGTAGGAAAAGGCGAGTAATGGGTTACAACAAAGATTATTATCAAAAAAATAAGGAGGCTATCTTAAAAAAACAAAGAGATTATTATAAGAATAATAAAGAAAAGGTAATAAAAAGACAAACAGAAAGGTACAATAAAGACAAAGATAATATTTTAGAGATTCAAAAAAAGTATCAATCTAAAAATAAAGAAAAAATAGCTGCATATAATAAGAAATATAACGAAGAGAATAAAGATTTAATAAGATCTAAGAAAAAAGAATATGATAAAAATAGAAAAGAAGCGAAAACTGCATACTCCAAAAAATATTATAAAGAAAATAAAGAAAAGATAAATAAAAAACACAAAAAATACGATAAGAATAATAGGGATAAATGTAACGCTAGAGCTGCTAAAAGAAGAGCCTCTAAGATAAAAGCCACTCCTGATTGGGCTGATAAAACAAAAATACAAGTGTTATACGAAAAAGCTAAATGGCTAGAGTCGCTAACCGGATTAATTTATCATGTTGATCATATAATTCCCTTAAAAGGAGAAAACGTATGTGGACTTCATATCTGGGAAAATTTACAAATACTAGAAGCATCTTTGAATTGTTCAAAAGGCAATAAATAATGACAAAAGAATATGGAGAACCACCTAAAAGCTCTAAGCGTAAAAAGAATATGTCTAGAGAAGCAGCTATCGAAGCTCTCTGGAGACAGGGAAAACTCGTATGGAAGCTTAAAGGTAAACAGATTGATATTTACGATCACTTCACTGATGATGAAGATGATATAAGTGCCTGTCTAATTTCTAGAAGATTTGGTAAATCATTTACATTATGCTTAATCGCCATAGAAAAGTGCTTACAAAATCCTTTCGGAGTTGTTAAGTATGCTTGTCCAAAACAAAAGCAAGTTGAATCCACTATTAGACCAATTATATTAAAAATAATAAATGATTGCCCAGATGATATAAAGCCAGAATGGAAAACTCAAAGTAAATCGTGGGTATTTCCTAACGGAGCTGAGATACAAATTGCCGGAACTGATGGTGGGAATTATGACACACTAAGAGGTGGAGCGTCTATCTTATGTATCGCAGATGAAGCAGCTTTTATGGATGAGTTAGAGACTGTTATTTATTCAGTACTAGCTCCTACCACAGATACAACAGATGGTAAGATACTACTAGCCACTACGCCAAATGATAAGGATGCTAACCATGAATTTCATGAGCACTTCTTGCGACCATTTGAAGCAGCAGGTAAGCTCTTAAAGTTCACATATAAAGACTCTCCTATGGTAGACGAAGCCAAGATGTCAAGAATAATTAAAAGATATCCGGGTGGAGTTAACAATATAAAATTCAGATGTGAGTACCTTTGTGAGATTCCAAACGTAACAGAATCTAATGTTATTCCAGAATTTGCTCCAATTAAGGATAAGATCGTCAAAGAAGTAGAAACTCCAGATCATTGCGATTTCTACACTTCAATGGATTTAGGTTTCAAAGATTTAACTGTGGCACTTTTCGGCTACTACGATTTCAGAAACGCTAGGCTAGTAATATTAGATGAATATATAATTAACGGTCCAGATCTGAAAACAGACATACTAGATAAAAACATAAGACACAAAGAGGATCTTAGATTTAAAACTACATTAGGATCTCAACCAGCACATTTGAGAGTAATGGATAATAACAACTTAATGCTTGTAAATGAGCTTACTAAGTCATATGACCTAACTTTTATCCCAACAGCCAAGCATAATAAAGAACAGGCTATAGATACCGTAAGAAGATGGGTTGAGCAGGAGAAGATAATAATTCACCCAAGATGTGTTAATTTAATATACCACACACAATATGCTCAGTGGCAATTTACCAGATCTGGAACGTCTACAGGGAAATTCAAGCACTTAAAAGGTAATGATACTGCCGGACTTTTAACGTCACATGCCGATGCTTTGGATGCTTTGATATATATGGTGAGGAATATCCATACATACAGAAATCCTTATCCTGAATTTCACGGCATGGATGTAGGTCCAGAAACTCATATAACCAAACATTACCGGGATAATAAAGCGTCCCAAACTATTGATTTAATGAGAAAAATCATGAATTTAAAAAAGAAAGCTTGACTTTTAATACATAATTTAACAACTATATTATAGTTAATACATAAGGAAAAACATGAGCAGAAACGTATACTTCGCAGCAGATAAACCTGACGTAACAGTAAGATTCTTAGACGAAAAGGCTAAGGATTGGTTCACTGGAATCAGTGACTCTAGTTACCTTAGTAAGATAGAAAGATCTTGGAGAGCCTACTACGGTGAGTATTATGGCGATTCTGGGAATTCTCATGGCATTAGTTATGGAGGAGAAAGCGGAGAAATAGTTAATTTAGCCGTAAATCACTACCGAAACTTAGCCAGACATATACACGTAATGGTTACTGGTACTAGACCAGCTTTCCAATGTCGTGCAATTAACACCGATAGGAAATCTCTTATACAGGCAAAGCTAGGAAACGGTCTACTCGACTATTATATGCGAGAAATGAGACTCGAAGAAATCCTAAAGCAAGCCGTAGAGTATGCTATTATATTAGGATCAGGTTATGTAAAATTAGAATGGAACAGTACAAAAGGTAAAGTCTACGACTTCGTAGAGCCTGATCCAAGTTCCATAATTGATGAAGATGAAGACGGAAACCCTCTTGACGAAAAAGGAAATATCCTAGAAGCATTACCTCTTTTTGAAGGTGATATGGAATATTCACTAGTTTCTCCATATGATATTATATTCGACTCAACTAAAGAATACTTCGACAAAAATGAATGGGTTGTTTGTAGAAGTAAGATCTGTAAATATAGTCTAGCTGCTAAATACCCGGAATATGCTGATGAAATTATAGAATTAGATACGGTAGATAAAGAACAAAAATCTAAAAGAGATAGCTCATATTCAAAAACACATCAAACAGACGATGTTTTCGTTAAGGAACTTTTTCATAAAAGAACTCCAGCAATGCCTAACGGAAAATATATGTTATATGTAAATGAAGATATTATACTAGAAGATACGATGCTTCCTTATAGAGATCTTCCAATTTATAGAATCACACCTTCAAGCATTATCGGAACTCCTTACGGATATACAGATATGTTTGACTTACTTCCGCTACAAGAAATGCTAAACAGCATGTACTCAACTGCCGCAACTAATATTAGCGCATTTGGTGTTCAATCAATACTTTCTCCTAGAGGAGCTGGAATTGAGCAAGAACAAGTTGGTAATGGGATGCAATTTCTACATTATAATCATGATGCTGGTAAACCAGAACCTCTTCAATTGACCGCAACTTCTCCAGAAGTATATCAGATGATGGGACTATTAGAAAAGACGATGGAAACATTATCAGGAGTTAACTCAGTTGCCCGTGGTAATCCTGAGCAATCCCTTAGATCTGGAAACGCACTTGCACTAGTACAATCTCAGGCACTTCAGTTTGTGTCTGGACTTCAGCAATCATATGTTAGATTACTTGAAGATGTAGGAACTGGAACAATAAATATCTTAAAGGATTTTGCAAGTTCGCCAAGAATGATTGCAATTGCAGGAGTAAATAATACTTCAGAAATGACAACATTTAAAGCAGACGATATTAAATCTATTAATAGAGTAATTGTTGATTCAGGAAATGCACTTATGAACTCTACAGCAGGTAGAGCGCAAGTGGCAGAAAACTTGCTTCAAATGGGGTTAATTGATAATATCGACAAATACCTAATGGTACTTAACACTGGAAATCTAGATTATTTAACTGACGGAAAAATTGATAACTTAACATTAATTAAATCTGAAAATGAGGCGATGGTAAAAGGCGAAATTCAACAAGCAATTTGGTCTGAGCGTCACTCAATGCACATAAAAGAGCACATGGAAGTTTTAAACGATACGGAGCTTAAGAAAGATTCTCAATTAGTACAACTAGTCCTAGACCACGTACAAGAACATGCTAACTTGCTTCGTACAATTGATCCTGCACTACTTGCAATGGTAGGAGAGCAACCAATTGCTCCAGCACCAAACCCAGCTAATATGGGACAACAAGGACAACCAGCCGGACCTCAACCAACAGGACAACCAATTCCTATGGATCAAGGTAATGCGCAGACAATGGCTCCACAAGATAGTACTGCTCAAGGTATGCCTAATTTACCAACTCCTGCCGGAGTAAATGAAGGAATACTTCCTGAGATGCCGCAAAAACCGAGTGACTTATAATGGCTGGTCAAAGGATAAAGTACATTAATCACAAATTTAAAGATAATCATAGAATTAGCACTAGAGCTTATACTTCACAGAGTACTGGAGCAAAGTATCGTCCTATACTCAACCTTACAGATATGGTTTATTATATCCGCAATGAAAGATCTAAGGAATATGTTTTTAAGAGTGATTCTTATACAAATTTAAATGTGTTAAAGAGAAATGCTAGGGCAAAACTTGAAGGATATGGAGTAGTACTAAAAACTGAAAGTAGAGATAGACAATTTGGTTTATGTAAAGCCGGATATTCTCAAAAAGAACATGAAACAATAAGTAATTTACAAAAAGATGAGGAGATATAATATGGGTTGGGGAGAAGATGAGAAACGTGAATTCCGTGAAGGGTTTACTAAACAAAAAGAAAAAGTAAAAAAGAAAAATACTAGAAAAGAAAGACTAGCAGCATTTCTTGCAGGACTTACTCCAGAAGAAAGAGCTGAAAGAGAAAGAAAAATAAAAGCACAAAGCTCTAGTTATAAAGATGGCGGAGTTTGCAAGAAAAGCTACTTTGGCAAAATAAAAGAAAAAATAAAGAAAAAATAAGTTTTTAATATCCTCTACCATAATGGCGAGGTAACTATGCTATATCAATAGACTAGCAAGGAGAAAAAATGAAAACACGTAATTGGTCATTTCTGACCACAGTAAAACTAATGTTATCAAACGAAAGAGGCGAGATCGGAGTTTCTGAAGAAGTTACCTCAGAAGAAGTAGCAGATGCTTTAGTAGAAGAATCGGAAGAGAACACAGAAGAAGTAGTTCTTGATGAGGAATCTTCAGAAGAAGTTGTAGAAGTACAAGCTGAAACTGAAACAGAATTAGAAGAAGAAATTAAAGATGCTATCGAAGATGGTGCAACTGAAGAAGAAGTAAAAAACATGATTCGTCAGTTTACTTTAAAAGTTGATGGTAAAGAATTTGTAAGAGAATTCGACCTAAATGACGAAGAAGCTTTAACTAAGCAATTTCAATTGGCGGCAAAAGGTCAACAGTCTATGCAAGAGCTTCAAGAGCTTAAAAACGCATATTCCAATGAACTTAAAAGATTATTAGATGATCCCTTTGCAGTACTAAAAGAAATGGACCCTGATTTTGATCCTCTAGATGTGTCGGCTAAATATATTGACAGACTTGCTAAAGAGCAGGAAATGTCTCCAGAAGAAAAAGCTAATATCCAAAGACAAAGAGATTTTGAAGAAATTAAAGCTGAGAGAGATGCTTTAAAACAGGCTGCTGTAGATAAAGAACAAGAAGCTCAAAGAGTTGCATTGGCTGAAGAGATTCAAACAGATATTATGGCTGCTTTATCAGGAGATGATGAGCTTGTGGCAGATAGAGAAACTGTTGCTCTAGTGGCTGAGAACCTTATGTGGGCGGCTAGAAACAATATGCATGATATTACTGCAAAAGATGTACTTCCTACCGTTAAAGACCAATTGAGAGCTAATTTTCAAAAGTCAGCTTCTAGATTTAAGTCTACTGCGGCACTTAAGCAATATATGGGAGAAGATCTTCTTAATAAGCTCAGAGAAGAGAGAGTAGAGCAAGCTAAGAAGCAAGTAAAGAACACTAGCAGCATTGATACAGGAGTATCTAAACCAGATAGTGCAAAAGAAGAAAAAAGAGAGAAGATTAAACTAAGTAGCTTATTTAGATAATATGTAAGTAACTGTAATCATTGTAAATCTTAATTTTAATTACTTTTTCTTTGATTATGGTTGCTTTTTTTTAACAACTATGTTATAGAATGGCAGATTTTCTGCCTTAAAAATAAACACCTTTTTCTACTGCTTATGCGGTTGAAGGAGATTTCCAGAAAAACCACTATACCCTCGGATTAGTGCTCTGATTTTGGAATACCAATTTTAAACTAAAAAGTTTTGAAGAACGGTCGTTTGTGTAACTTAACTAACTAAATGTCCACCAAGATGTCGGACAAGGAGAATTAAAATGGCTAATGAAGTCGCTACGCTAAACGGTCTTTATAAAGATCAATACGCTAACAAAGTAAAGGATTTAGTTCCTGATCATGTAAAATTGTACAATGCAGTTAATTTTGACGCATCTAAAAAACAAGGTAACTCTTATATCGAACCTGTAATCCTTTCATTAGAAAGTGGTATTACTTATGGTGGATCTGATGGATCTTTATTTGCACTAAACGCAGCTAAAGAATTTAAGATGCAACCTGCTTCTGTAAAAGCTAGAGAGCTTGTTCTTAGATCAGCTATCTCTATCGGAGCATTAAACAGATCTGCTTCTGGTGAGCAATCAATCGAAAAAGCAATGGATCTTATGATCGGTAACATGCTTAAATCAATCTACCACAGACTTGAAGTTCAAATGTTCTACGGTCAGTCTGGTATTGGTGTTGTTAAGACATTAAACCAAACAACTGGTGCTACAAAAGTTCTAGAAATTGAAGACGCTGAATGGGCTGCTGGTTTATGGAATGGTACAACTGGTGCTGAAATTGAAATTTTTGATACAGCTTTAGCTGGAAAGTCTATTTCAGATCCTATTCAAATTGATGGGTATAACCTTAAAAATAAAACTATAACTATTTCATTAGTTAGCGGTGGTAACTTTGTTACAACTGGTGACGATGTTGCTGCTACAGACGTTATCTTTTTCAAAGGTGCTGCTGTTGCAAACGCTACTCCATCTTTAGTAGTTAAAAATGAGTTCTTAGGAGTTCACGGTATCTCTGAAGAAACAACTTCACTTTTTGGTATCTCTAACGCAACTGAGCCACTTTTTCAAGGTTCTGTAGTTGATGTTGGTACTTCTGGTACTCCAGTTGTTCTTTCTCAATCTAAAATTGAAGAAGGTATTTCTGCAATGGTAGAAAAAGGTCTTATGGAAGAAGAAGTTTGTGTTTATGTTAACCCTAAACAATGGGATGACTTACTTTCTGAGCAAACTGCTAAGAGATCATTTGATCAATCTTACTCAAGTTCTAAAGCACAATCTGGTGCTAGAGAGATCGAATTCTTCGGTCAAAACGGTACGATCAAAGTTAAAGCTTCTACATTTGTTAAGCAAGGATATGCTTATATCATCTGTGAAAAAGATCTTAAGAGAATTGGTTCTACTGAAGTAACATTCAAAAGACCAGACGGTAAAGAGTATTTCAGATTACTAGAAAACTCTCACGGTGTTGAAATGAGATGTATGACTGACCAAGCGTTATTCACAGCTCGTCCAAGCTCAATCTGTCAATTAAGATATATCTTAGCTGAATAATAATTAATGGACCGGGTAATTCCGGTCCTTTTAAAAAGGATTAAATATGAGAAGTTCATTAAAATTTGATGTTCAAGCTAATTTAAATAAAGATGCTGCTGAGGTTATAATTGACCTTATGGAAAAGCATAATGCCCTTGTAGCAGAGTTTAACGCTCTATTAGCTAAAATGGACGCAGACTTGGCTGATGTAACAAACGCATCTGTTGATTATGTTTCAACTTCGGCTTCTACAAGTTCAATTAGTATTGACTAATCAAGACAATTTACAATAAAAATACCCTCGGCATAGTTCGGGGGTTTTTTGTTTAAGCTCTTGTTTTTACTAGCAACTATAAAGATTTATCATTGGTAATCCATCAAATTTAACAACTATATATAGAGGTGTTTTACATCTTTGTGTGAATAGGAGATATAATGTCAAGCGTAAGAATTCTCGGAGATGAGATCTATAATTACCCAGATACCGGGGATATAAACTACGGTGAAGAAGCCTCTGGATGGGTAGAGGGTGCTACAGACATCTTAGGTGAAGTAAGTGGACCGGGAGATATACCTACAACAGAAGTAACCTTAGAAGGGACCAATACAGGAACTCACATAGAAGGTGATATTACAAATATGGTTTTCAATACCGCATTTGTCCAAAGTATAAGCATAACAGGATTTATTAAAAGAACATACACAGATGCAACTCCAGATATGGTAGAGGAATTTACTATTAGAGGAGCATATAACGGAACTGTAATTAACTTTTCTGTAGACTATGCTGGAGATGATACAGAATTTGAATTCAGCACAAATGGTGGACAGTTTAAGTTTAAATACTTAGAAGTACATCCAGATCAAGTAACAGCAGGACCAGCATTAAATGATGCAGTAACAATCAAATACTCGGCAAAAGCGAAGGTCGATGAGAGCTTTTTTGCTTAATAACAAATAACTTAGTAGCGTCCTAAATGGACGGAACCGTAACAGGGGATTTAAGGAGAAACAAGTGACTATAAAATCAAGAAAATTTAATAAAGGGATTCGTCTAAAAGCAACTGATGATGCCGCCACATTAGATGGTGAAATCCGTAATGATAAAACAAATAAAAGAACTAAAGTATATCACGATACTGATGGGGTAGATGCTGCTGGTGAGAAAGAACTAGTAACCACAGACAATACTCAAACAATGAGTAATAAAACAATTGACGCAACCGATGCAACTGGTACTGGAAGTATCAGCACAGACGCTTCAGATGCTACGTTTGACGACACTGTAGGACTTCCTCCTGCACTTGGCGCAACTACCGTACAAACTGCATTAGACGCAGTTAAAGTCCTCATAGAAGGGCAAAATGAAGCTGATGAGATCACTTATAATCCTGCTGGAAACCCAGAAACAACCGCAACAGAAGTACAAACAGCTTTAGACGATACTGGTACTGCTTCTCAAGCAGCTCAAGACACGGCTGATGACCATATATCTGATACTTCAGGCGCTCACTTGTCTTCTGCTATTAGTTATGATCCTACTAATAATCCACAAACTTCAAACACAGTACTACAAACCGCTTTAGATGAGACAGGAACTGCACTTGAGACGCATATAAATGACGCAACCGGAGCACACGCTGCTACAGCCGTTTCATATAGTAACGCTACTTCAGGACTAACTGCAACAGAGACACAAGCTGCCATAGATGAAGTAGAAGGTAGAGTAGACTCTGCCGAAACTGCTACCTCAGACCACTTAGCTGACACTGTAGACGCTCACGATGCTTCCGCTATATCTTTTGATAATGTAGCATCAGGACTTACTGCAACTGAAACTCAAGCAGCAATTGATGAAGTAGAAGGTAGATTAGATACTACTGAAACAGTAGCTACTAGTACGGCTTCTGATTTAACAAATCACACTAATGGAACTTCTTTAAAACATGATGCTGATGCGATAATAAATGTACCATCAGGAGAATTAACTGCTACTGATGTACAAGCTGCATTAAATGAGTTACAAACACATATTGATACAAACGAAACTCCTACAACTACAGAAGGTGACGTAGTATTTAGAGGAGAAACCGTAGACGAAAGATTAGCCATTGGTACAGAAGATCAAGTACTAACTGCTAAACCGGGAGCTGGTGAGTTTACTACATCTGCTGGACCTACATACGGCACTACAGATGGAACTTTTACACTTTTAGGAGTAGGACTTACTGCAACTAATAACGGGTCTGGAACCTATACAGATATATCAGTAACAACCGCTGGCGGTGGAAATTATACAGGAGGTTTCATTACTGGAGCATCTGGATTTTCACTTGGCGAAACTGTTGTAATAGATACTATAGGTGGAACTCCTGCCGACACAAGTAAGGCAACTTTCACATTCTCAGCAGGAGCTTTAATTCCCTTATGGAATGATACTGCTGCCGGTTCTGTAACATATGATCCGTCTGGATCTAATCTTGTTGCAACCAACACACAATCAGCTATAGATGAACTAGACTTTGATACAAGTACAAATACAACAAACTTAAGTAACCACACAGGAGCGCCAACTGGAGCACATACAGCTTCGGCTATAACTAATGTACCTTCTGGTAATCTAACATCTACGGATGTGCAATCCGCATTAAATGAACTTCAAACAGAATTAGACAGTGCTGGCGGTGGCGGTGTTTCTGCTACTACAGTTACTGATCAAACAGAAGCAACTGCTTATTCGCCTACAGAAGGTGATGTTTTACTTGTTGTCAGTCCGGGAACAGCTTTGACTTTTACTCAGGCTATTACAGGAGTTACTATTATAAGTGATGATAATCAGCTCCATGTTTTTAGTGGAATTTTAACTAAATGTTCAGTAAAAGTAAGAGCTGCTATTACTTATGATTCAATTGATAGTAATATTACAGCACTAACATCACTTTACTTTAAAAGTGTCACTAATTCTTCTATTAGAGCTAATAATTTATATATGCGTAATTTCATAGGAGGATCTACTACATTATTTAGAAGTGATCTAAAATCTACAACTCTTGTTTTAGATACTGCTACTACCGTAGATATAACCAATTCAGAAATATCGGTTGGAACCCTTGACATTCAACCTGCTATATCTTCTACTATAACATTTAGCGGATCAAATGTTACAATATCAAATACTCTTTTACAAAGCTCAACTCTAGATATAATCTTTAACTGTACATCAACGATCCATACATTTGCTGGAACTGGACCCGGTAATTTTTCATTTAATGGATATTCTGAGATTTCAAATTGGACAAATACAGGTACTACTTTACTTTTAGTAGATGATAATGCTCATGTAAAAATAGCAAAAGCTTCTGTTGACATTACTGGAACTGGAATCAAAGCTGGCGATAAAGACGTAGTACTACATAATAATAGAGAAACTAAAAGTGTATATGATAAAGAAGTTATTAATTACCTAGTAGGTGATGATTCTAACTTTGAAACTAGTGTTGGAAACTGGGTTTCTACTGATCCAACAAACGTACCAATATCAATAGCCGGAGCTGTACTACGAGGTGGTGCATCTATGACAATGTTAAAAGGAGCCGCAGATTATTCTGGAGAATATATATCAGTACCTTTTACAATTGATCCGGCTGACTTAGCTAAGAAATTAATTATCAGTTTTGATCATGACTTTTCTGACAAAATAGTATATAACACTTTAGCTATGGACATAATTCAAGACCCTTCTGGAACTCCTATAACTATTACACCTAATGGTTCTGAACTCCCTGCTGGTAAAGGTACTCATTACGCTCAATTTCAAACTGATGCTACTGAATTAGATTACGAATTAAGAATTAGACTAACTGATGCTAATAATAAGTTGTATACAGCAGTTTTTGACAATATAGTTATTACTCCACAGGTAATTACTCATGGGACTATTGTTACTGATTGGGAAGATTACACTCCTATATTTTATCCAGATACTGGTACTATAACAAATCATGTAATGACAGGTAAATATCGAAGAGTTGGAGATTCTTTAGAGATACAAGCTAGATTAGCTTTTTCTGGAGCGCAAGGAACATGGAATACATTGAACTTATCAATGCCAAGTGGACTTTCTATCGATGCATCAAAAGTTGTTAGTACAACATCTGGAGAAGGAGATCTCGGTTCTGGTAAAGTTAGCGGAGTAGATGCTACTGATACAGACGTTAATTATTTAATACCTACTGCTGTTAGACCTAGAAGAAAATTTATTAGCGGAGCTGTTATACTTGCTGCTGATTTTACTTCAGTTACACTAACGTCAGGTAGTGCATTAGATTTACAATATACAGTACCAATCCAAGGCTGGAGCAGCAATGCTAAAATGAGCGAGACGTTCTCGGGTAGAAGTGTATTTTTTACATCATATCTGGGGGGAGCTGCAAACCACACAACTCTTGGAGGTTTTGAGAAAGTATTAATAGATACAGTAGTAACAGATACCACGGCTTCATGGGACGCTACTAATAAATACTTTGTCATTCCAGAAAGCGGCACATACGCAGTAAATGCAAGCATTGGGTTTGCATCAATCGGAATAAATAGTATTGGTGTTGCTGGTATATCTATTAACGGGGTAGATACTACAGCTATAGGAACTACCGTAGTAGGTGGTAATACTGGAGGGGTAAGATCAAACCTAACAGAGACTTTTAGTTTAAATAAAGGTGACACCATTGCGCTAAACGGCTTTCAAGATGAATCTACATCTGAAGCATATACTGCAAATAGAAGTAGTTCATACTTAACCATTACCAAAATTGCATCACCGCAAACAATTCTCGAAAACGAAACAGTAGCGGCACGGTATATTAATAGTGTAGGTCAAACAATTGGAGATGGTGCATATGAAGTTGTTGATTTTGGAGAACTTACTAAAGGATTTGATACACATAATGCAGTAACTACAGGAGTTGCTTGGAAATTTACTGCACCGATAACTGGACTTTATAGAGTATCCTCTAAAGTCGCTTTTAATAATGGTAGTTTTGCTGCTGGAGTTGTTGTAGCAACGTCTTTATTTAAAAATGGAGCAGCTTACAATAGAGAATGTGTTGTATTCTCAGAAACTACTGGGTCTAGAGAATATCAGTTAGTTGGATCTGATATGGTACAATTAAATAAAGGAGAATACATAGACATTAGAGTGTTCCAAAATACAGGAACAGATAGGTTTTTATATTCAACTGGTAATCTTCATAACTCTATCTCAATAGAAAGGATTAAATAATGCTCAGCATCTTAAAATGTCGACGAAGCTCAATGGCACTACTAGGAATGATAATTCTAGGAGCAGGACTATTTAACGGAGTAGATACTAGTGGAGCAATCGCTATGATATCTATCGGATTAAGTGGTGCAAATGCTTACGAGAAGAAAGTTAAATAATGAACGACGAGAAGAAAGCCATTGAAGCACTTAGAAAACTAGCATCATATAAGCTTGAGAAATCTGGCGTAAATAAGAAGCTTGAAGATAAGGCGAAATTGAAGCTAGGTAGTCTTGGAATTAGCCCAGAAAGTGCTGCAAAATCAGCCGCACTTATGAAGATAATTACAGATGCTTCTCAAGGAAAGATGGGACATGATTTCGGTGACTTCGATGTAGAAGGGCAAATCACTCCAGAAGAAAGAAGAGTAAGATTAGGATGGAATAAAAGATTTTAAAATGTGTTGACTAAATAAATAATGTTTGGTATATTACAAGATACAACATAAAAGAAGAATAATGACAGCTAAAAAGAACGATTTAAGAAATGTAAAACAAACACAATTCGACAGAGCGCAAGTCCTAAAAGGATCTTTCTCAGAACTGAACTCTGGACTTAGAACTGTTCCAACAAATGCAATTCTTAGAGATGTTTATACTCACTTTAGTCAAACTGTAAATGCTGGCGGTCAACCAACAGATGTTACATATTATCAAGCTAATGTAACTGCTATAGATCAGATTACTTTTACTGCTGATGTATCTCAAAGTTTAGCCGGAACCTATATAGTTCTGGAAGAATTCTTGACTAAAAAGACACATGTATTCTACTATGTAGTAAGTGGCTCAGGAACAGCTCCCGGAGTTGGAGACATTGAAACGGCTATAAACATTGCCACAAATGATCCAGCCTCAGTTGTGTGTTATTCTACTAAACTAGTATTGGATACTGTCGAAGATTTCACGGTAACTGCTAAGAACCTAGTAGCTAACAATCTAACTCTAGAATATTATCAATTTGGAGAAACTTCGGCAATTGATACTGGAACTACTGGATTCTTCGTAACAAGAATTCAAGAAGGTGATAGTAAAGAAGTAGGCTCTGTAAGCATCACATATACGGCTGAAGGCGATCCAATATATAATGGCAATACTCTTAAGGGTCTTATATATAACCCTTATACAGCCAGTTTTGAGTCCTCTGGTAGCGCAGCAAATGGTAGCATCCTTTACGGGGTAAAATACGACTATTTCACTACAACTCTACCATCGTCAACTCAAACTGCATATACATATAAATTTGGAGGAGCATCTGGAGCTACAGTAGCGGTTGTTACAGTAACATTTACTGATTCTTCTAAATGCGAAATTCTAACTGTGGAGAAAACATAATATGGACATATATGATCCCCTAACAGGTAAAATTGTTAAAGTTCCTTCTGGAGACAATATAGTTGGTGGCGGAGATGCTACTACTGCTTATACAGCTTGCACTACTGAAGTTGATGGTGGATGCGCTAGTAGCGTATACCTAGCTGAACAAAAGATAGATGGAGGTAATGCGTAATGGCTAAGAAATTACTATTAAGACGAGATACTGCCGCAAATTGGACTAGTGTAGATCCTATACTAGCTGATGGTGAACCAGCCTTAGAAACTGACACAGGTAAGATGAAGATAGGTGACGGTATCAATATATGGTCAGTACTTCCATATAGATTAACTTCTGGTGAAATAAATACTGCATCTAATGTTGGAACCGCAGGAGTTGGATTATTCAAACAAAAAATAGCCGAAGATTTAGAATTTAAAAACATAAATGCTGGCTCTAGTAAAGTAACCATTACTGATGATACAGGAAATAATGAAGTAGACGTAGATATAGTAGAAGGTAATATTGTTCACCAAAATTTATCTGGCGCAGGGACTAATACCCATACACAAATAGACGATCATATTGCAGATGCTGATATTCATTACACTAAAGTTGATATAGGATTAACTGGTCTTACAGATAACATGCTAATAAAATCAGATGGTGCTGATAGTTTACAAGAGTCTGGTATTACAGTTTCAGATTTAGATGAGATGGCTGGAGTTACTTTAGATGATCCGACAAATAATATTCACGCAGACGTTGTTCATTTACTTGTTAGAAATGTTACTCTATCAATAATACCAAAGGGAACTCCTGTTTATGTTAGTGGTTGGAACGCTGGACAAGATACTGTCGAAGTTGAACCAGCAGACGCAGACGCTGTTGGTGAATTTCCTGCAATTGGTCTTGCTGAAAGTGATATAGGACCAAATTCAAATGGAGAAGTTATTGCGGCTGGTGTTCTTGATAATTTTTACACCGACGATTGGACCGTTGGGGAATCGTTATATTTAAGTACAACTCCCGGAGTTCTTACAAATGTTAGACCGACAGGGACCACTACAGCCGTCCAAAATATCGCAAAAGTTTTAAGAAAACATGCAACATTCGGTGTTGTTTTAATTCAAGGAGCTGGTAGAGCAAATGATATCCCTAATGATATAGATCATGATACCGACTTATTAAATGTTGGAACTAATACTCACGCTCAGATTGATTCTGCTTTAAGTTCATTAACTGGAGATCAACATACACACGCAAATAAGGCTCTCTTAGACACTTACACACAAACTGAAGCTGACATAGCCGATGCTATCTCTAAAGAGCACACACACGCTAATAAGGCGTTATTAGACACCTATACGCAGACTGAGGTAGATCTAGCTGATGCTGTTTCAAAGAAACACACTCAAGAAACAGACTTAGGCTTAGACAGTGGAGGAACTAATCCGGTAACTGCCGCTACAATAGTAAGTCACCATAATAACACCTCAAATCCTCATACAGTTACAAAGGCTCAAGTTGGACTAACTGATGTTCAGGATATATTAAGTAATTTTGCTGCAATACTAGCTCCTACCGCAACAGACGATTCTGCTGCCGGATATTCAGTAGGATCTAAATGGATTGATACTGTAACTGGAGAAGTTTACCAATGTACTGACAATACTGCTACTGCTGCTGTATGGGCACAAACATCACTAGATGCTGGAGAGCTTGATCACGATAATTTAATCAATACCCACAATTTAACAACAGATATAGATCACGACCAATTAACTAATTTTGATACAAATGAACATTTTCTTCAATCGGCTATATCTATCCCAGCTTCTCAAATAAGCGATTTTGATACTGAAGTTTCTAACAATACTGACGTAGCAGCAAATACATCAGCTAGACATACTCAGAACTCTGATACATCTCTTGACTTTGGACAACCTAATCAAGTTACTGCTGCTGAGACTAGAACACATTTGGATGATGCTACTATTCACTATCCTCAAAGTTCAATTAGTATTCCAGCTTCTCAGATCTCTGATTTCGACACCGAAGTTAGTAACAATACTGATGTGGCGGCTAACACAAGTGCAAGACATACTCAAGGTACAGATCTAGGTTTAGATTCTGGTGGTACTAATCCAATTACTGCTGCAACTATAAAAGGTCACGTTGATGACGTAACTACTAATCCACATGTGGTTACTGCGACTCAAGTTGGATTAGGGAATGTTCAAGACACACTTAATAATTTTACAGCGATCATAGCACCGTTAGTTACAGATGACAGTGGTTCGGGGTATTCAGTAGGTTCTAATTGGATTGACGTGGTAGCGGATAAAACTTATCACTGTGTAGATGATTCTGTAGGCGCTGCTGTTTGGATAGACATTAGTGGTAATATCGTTAGTCCTGCCTCAGTTACCAATAGAGCGTTTGCAAGTTGGACAAATGCAGGACAATTAAGAGACAATCCTACCTCATGGCTTGGACCATCGGGTGATGCTTGGTTTGAAATAGCAAATGGAGCAGAGTTTCCATTAACAATAAGAGGTTCACAGGTAGGGGCATTTGGGTCAGATCCTAAGGGTATGGATATAGAAGTTACTTCAACAGGTAACTTCGGTAGACTTACAGGAATTAAGTTAACCCATAGTCCGTCAGCAACCGTTCAGTACTCTAATGCTTTAGACTTGCATGGTACGTTTACTTCGCTATTACATCACGCAGCGGGGTCAACGGAAACTTCATTATCACCAGCCAAACTAGAACTTGAGAACTCGTCATCTGTATACGCAGGCAACATGGTGCAGTTAGACTTAACTGGAAGCCCTGCTAATGCTAAGTTTTTACAGCTTTCCAGTGGAGATAGAATTGAATACCAAGTAGACTCTAAAGGTAATATGTTATTATCTGGTAGTTATGTTGCTCCAAGAGCAGCACTCGGAGTATTTGAAAACTGTTGTAAATTCTCTGAAGCTATTGATGTCGGTGTAACTGCTGGTGATTGGATTAATACTAGTAGTAATTGGGTTTTATCTCCGGACAACATAGAAGGTCCAGAGGGCACTATAAACCTTGCAGATAAATTACATGCAAATGGTTCATCCCCTCAAACCGCAGAATTGATCCAATCATTCTCTACAAAGACAGCAGCAAACAACACTTTTACATGTGGTTTTTGGATTATAAGGCTGGACTCTGAATCGTCTACTATAAGGATGATAATTGAAGATTCAACTGGTAGTGATGTTTCAGCAATTGAACAATGCGGTTTGATAGGTAATGAAAACAAGTGGGAGTATCATACTATTACTCACACGTTTGGAGCTGGAGCTACTGGCTCACCTCAGATAAAGTTTTATAACGGCAGTTCACAAAGTATTTGTGCAATATGGGGAGTTCATTTTTCTGCTACTGATACTGCTGTTGGATATTGTCCGACAATTGACTATACTATCCCAAATGTAAGGGGAGCTTCTTTTTCTGATGTAGTTAGAATAAGTTCAGCAAAAGGTGGAGCACATTTACATATAAGTGAAGGGGGCGATCAAAATGGTGACGACTTCTTAGTTATTACTGATACATCTGGAGCAAAACAACTTTCTTTTGATTCTAATTATAATCTTGCCATGTTAACAGGTGAAATACAATGTGCTCCGGGTACAACAACCGTAGCATCTTTGAATATCCCTCTAGGAGTAGCTAAAACTTCACCAAACGAAGGAGATTTTGCTTATGTAGATGGGAAAATTGCATTTATGCAAAAGCAACCTGTAGCTCTAAATTTAAATATGGGAGCTAAGTTAACAACTACCACCGTTACAAATACGACAACAGAGACAGTTGTTTATAGTCACGACTTTGCCGCAAATCAATTACACGCAGAACAACTTATTCATGTTAACTGTTTAGGTATTGTAACTAATGCTACATCCTCAGATGATTATACTATTAGATACAAAGTTGGTGGTGTTACAATCCATACATTGAGTAGAGTTAGTGGTGCCGTTACAAATGGTCCAGTAGAACTACACCATAAAGGAACGGTAAGAACAGCAGGGGCGAGTGGGACTTTTGTTGATTTTGTTAATATGGATGAAGACGGGGTTAGGTTTTATTCATCGTCAGCCACACCTTCCGCTATAAATACTACAGGAGCATTTACTTATGAAATCACTGTTCAATGGGCAAACGCTAAAGCAGGAAATGTCTTTGAGATGCTACAGGGTCATATACAATTAATAAACTAAGGAGATATAATGGAAATAATATTAAATGAAACTGCAAGTGAAGTAGTTCAAGAAGCAGTAACAGTAGAATACAATAGTATTAAGATAAAGGCACATAATATTGATGATGAAGCTAAAACTTTAGATATTCTATATAGAAAATATATGAATGGGGTTGAATTAGAAAAGAGTCTATCAGTAGTTACTGTAAGCGGTCAGGATTTTTTAGATCTGATAAACGCTCAACCTACCCCGGGATTATCAAGAGCTGAAGATATCCATGAGGCTTTACATGTCGCTTTACTAAAAGAACTAAACTTGACGGAAGTAGTATAGAAGATTTTATTGACGTATAATCAATAACTTATAAAATAATTTAGCTAAAAAACGTATAATTTAACAACTATATAATGTAAACTAAGGTTTACAAGATAGAGAATAGGAGAAAAACATGTCTAAGATGGCTTTAAAAGCAGATTTATTAAAAATGCTTCGTGATGAGATGATGGAAGAAGAAAGAGATGAGGGAATGTCAGGATTAAGAGACATATTGCCTCAGAAGAAAATGCAAGCAACTATTATGGCTGATGACGAAAAAGGACTACTTGAAGGTGCTAAGAAGCTTCCAGAAGTGCTAAGCAAAGCAGAAAAGTTCAGAAAAGCTCGTATGGGCGATAAAAAGAAAAAATAATAACTTAAATAGAGGAGTCAACTGTGGCAAGAATTTTAACAGGTGACAGTATGGTAAATTCAGTTCGTAAAAGGACGATGACACCAGAAGATACATCAACATTTACAGATGACGATATTCTAGATATAATTGATGAAGAGCTTAATGTACAGGTAATTGATAAATTACTTACGTTACATGGGGAAAATCTGACTATAGAAGTAGATGTTCCAAGAGATGCTTCTGGATGTTATACAATACCGTATAGAGCTGTTGGAAATAAGCTAAGAGATATTTCTCTAATTAGTGGAAACACTATATATGAGATGGCTCAAATAAGTATAGGGGAGCTTCCTGATTATACTTATGGAGAATATGCTTCTAATGATTTAGATAAATTCTATGTTCAAAATAACAAAATTAACTTAGTAGAACCTAATAGATCATATGAGTCTATTAGAGTTAGATACTACCTTAGACCAAACTTCTTAACTAAAATGGATAAAGCTGGAGTAATTTCTGCCGCACCATTAGAAAGTATATATACGGACCCTGATCCTGAGATAGCTACCCAGACTGAAGCATACACTATAAAATTATCTAGTGTAGGAAAGGGATTCACTTCTACGGACTTATATGATATTGTTGGACATAAATCCCCAAATAAAATAAAGACATTTGATATTGTTCCATTATCTTTTACTAAAAGTGGAACAACTGGAACTATAATTTTTGCAAAATCTGATATAGAAGGTATAATAAATGACATACAAGTTGGAGATTATGTAACAATTGCACAAGAAACTCCGGTTCCAAATATTCCAACAGAAATGCATCCACTTCTTGCTCAAGCAGCAGCAGTTAATATTCTAGAATCTTTAACAGATACAGAAGCACTGGCAAATGCTGAGAGAAGAATGGAAAAGATGACAAAGGCTGTACAATCTTTAATTGACGATAGAGTTGAATTAGCTCCTAAGAAGATTAAGCCTAGACATGGAACATTAGCCTCTGGATGGGGTCTTAATAACAGAGGTAAATACTAATGGGTGGAACTAGAGCTAATATGATTAAAGCTCGTGGTTTAGTTACCTATGGCTCAGAAATAAGTGTTGCAGAAGGATCTCAGCGACAGGCTACTAACGTAAACATTGATGAGGAGGGCGTAATTAGCCCTAGGAGAGGTTTTAACGACTATGCTGGACCTACCACAGGTTCATCTGACTCTCTTGCCATTGTAAGCCAAATAATGGAGTATAAGGACTCTATTCTGCGCCAATACCAAGATAAAGTAGAGTATGAAGATAGTAATGGAGATTTCCAAGCTATTAACGGATCATATGCAAAATTACGTAATGGTTACAGAACTAAATATCAAGAATCTAACTCAAACTTATATTTCACTTCAGATGTTGGAATCCAAAAGATTTCAGTAAAAGATAGAGCTTCTCTAAATGCTGATATGATTACAGCAGCAGGTGGTATTAAAGCCGGATATTCTTCTGGGAAAGTAGTACCTACAGTTGGTGGATTTTTACCGCCAGAATCTAAAGTTGCTTATAGAGTAATGTTTGGAACCAAAGATGCTAATAACAACCTAATTTATGGATCTCCAAGTTCTAGATTCGTAGTTTCAAATTACAATACAAGTACAATAACTCCAGAAAGTTGCTCAATTGATATCCTATTATACGGAACCATAGCTAATGGAGATTATTTTACCTATTCTAACTCCACAGGAAAATATACTATTTATTTTGACATAGATACCAACTCTGTTGAGCCTAAGACTAGCAGGACGATAGGAAGTACTTATATAAAAGTTCCTATACAAGCCATAGGTACTAATAAAGCAGTAGCAGCAGTTCTTGCAAATGAAATGTCGGCTATCCCAAACAGTAACATAAGTATAGATACTACTATAGACACTAAAGTTATCATAGAAACCTCAGAAGAGGGCGATATAGCTGGCATAACAGACGCAAAAGACAAAGACGATACAGGCTCTATTCCATTAGTAATTTTAACTGCAACTGATGCAGAAGGTAATGTTCAAGAAGGATCTAGTACTACAGTAGAAGTTACTGGAGTAGTTCCAAATAACACCACAACAGATTACTTCTATCAAGTCTACAGATCAAGTACTATCTCAGTGTCCACAGGACTAACTGTAAACGACTTAGATCCCGGAGATGAACTGAATCTTGTATATGAAGCAGGGCTAACTGACGAAGAAGTAACAGCCGGAGAATTCACATTTACAGATACTACTCCAGAATCATTTAGAGCTGAAGCAGCTCCATTACATACAAATAATGCAACAGGAGAAGGTATTCTTCAAGCAAATGAAGTGCCGCCAATTGCACTAGATATTGAGCTTTTTAGAGGCTATATGTTCTACGCAAATACTAAAGAAAAACATAGAACAGAATTCACTATTGTTTCAGTTGATGACTTTGTTTCAGGATCGACTAAAATTGTAATTGGAAATTCAGACATAACTAGGTATTATACATTTATTGGTACTACTCAAGTTCAAGATATAACTATTGATACAATACCTTTAAATGGAACCTATTTTAATTTATACTCCGCAAATGATGAAAGACGTTATTATGTATATTTCGGAGGTATTGACCCAGAGGTAGCAGGGGCTATTGGATATAGAATTGATATAACAGGATCTCCATCAACTTCAGATATTGCAGATAGAATAGAAGCTGCTTTAGTTGATAATATAGATGTTACATTATCAGTTCTTTCAAATGTGGTGACTTTTACTCATACAAATAATGGGTATACAACAGGTATTACAAATGGAATTGGAGCTAACATTACAATTGATACTCCTTCTACATTAGGTACTGGAGAATTATCTGGCACTGATGAAGGTGGAGATGTACTTTTATCAGGACTTATTTCTGTTGGACAATCAATAGACGAAACTGCTAGAAGCTTAGTTAAAATTATTTCAAAAGATCCCGACTCTCCAGTTAATGCTTATTACTTATCTTCTAGTGAAGATTTGCCGGGAAATATATTACTTGAAGCTAGATCATTAGAAGACAAGTACTTTTATCTTTCTGTTGAATCTGGAACACCTGCTTATAGTGCTGTTACTGAGTATAAAGTAAACGACGAAGTTGAAATAGATATAGACCAAGGTGGAGCGCCTTCAAAGGGATTCATAGCTGATGGAGATTATGTATCAATAAACAGTAATGTTAATAATTATACATTCTGGTTTAACGTATCAGGCGGAGCTTCAGATCCATTAATACCCGGAACAATCGGAATTGAAGTAGACATTAGTGCGCTTCCAACAAGTGACGGATTGGTGCGAGTATTACTTGGTGATGCTATGGAAGCAATTTCAAATTTTGAATATCACATAACAACTATAGGTACTATTAAATTACATTCTAAAACAATAGAAGATATGCCGGATTCAACTATAACTATTGCTGACGTTTTATTACCAGTTACAATAACTAATACAGATAATGAAGTTGACGCTACAGACAGAGTACTTTTTAATGAGAACATTTATGTATGTGCTCAGAATACATTAGGAAACGATCCATCAGGAACAACTGCGAATAATGCATATTGGACATACGTTGATATAGGAGCAGAGTTTACTCCAGAACTTCCAATTTCAAGAAATATTGAAGAGTATACTGGAGCTACTACAGTAACTAATATAAAACTAACGTCCCATGATTACATAACAGGAGATGAAGTATTTGTAGGTGTTTTTGAAGTACCTTACGACAATGCTGTAGCTTATTTGGCTGCAACTCCAGATGTAGTAGAATATTCAGGAAACTTATATGAATGTATTTTAGATAGTACTGGAAACCTTCCATCAGGAGATACAACTGATAACACCTATTGGAAATATATTTCTGAGCAATTTTCAGGAGTCTATCCTGTAACTTATATTGATGACGATAACTTTTCAATCGTAGTAGCAACTCCTGCGGCAACTGTAAGTTTTGTTCCAACATTTTCAACTGTGTTTAGTCCAGATGTTGAGTCGGACAATAAAGAACTTCCAAATAGAATCTATTACTCTAAGAAAAATGAGCCTGAAGCGGTTCCAATTGTAAATTATATTGATGTAGGAACTCAAGATGGCGAAATTAAAAGAATACTGGCTCTACGTGACAACTTATTCGTTCTCAAAGATGATGGAATATATGTCGTTTCTGGTACTTCTGCACCGGATTGGTCTGTTCGACTTATCGACAGTACTAAGATACTCGCTGCTGATAGTGCTGTTGTTTTAAATAACCAAATCTACTGTTTAACTGAGCAAGGTATTACAAGAATTAATGGTTCTGGTGCAGCAATTATATCTCGTGGAATTGAGGATCAAATTGACTTAATTACGAATCAACAATTTGACTACGCTTCCAACACATTTGGAATAGCTTATGAGAATGATAGAGCTTATATAATGTTCGCTCCTAAAGATAGTACTGATACTTCTGCGACTCAAGCTTTTAGATATAATATATTTGAGCAAACTTGGTCTAAGTGGGAATATGAAGCTACTTGTGGACACGTACTTGCAAGAAACAATAAGCTTTATCTTGGAGAAGCTGACAGAAACGTCATCTCTCAAGAAAGAAAGAATAACGATAGAACAGATCATGCTGATAGAAACTTTTCCGCAGCAATTAATACTGATGGAGTAGAGGCTAATGTTGTAGAGCTTTCTAGCTTAGTCGGAGTTGAGGTAAATGACGTAATAGTACAAGAACAAGAAGTAACTATTAACTACATAAATAACCGCCTTTTAAGAAAGATGGACTATTTTGATACTAACTTATCTCTAGGATCTTCTGGAGGTATTGTAACATACCCTGATACTAGTACTGTAAATTTCTACACTCCGTATCCTCATCAACTTGAAAACGGATCTACATGGTCTATTAGAATAGTAAGTAGTGAGCCAACTACAACAATAGAAGATTACGTAGTAACTAAAATAGACGCTAATAATTTCACTATACCTTATGACAGCTCTTCTTTTTCAATAGATGAGGCTATTTTCAAAGAATATTACTATAGAACATTTATTGCGTCAAATGGAGATAATATTCCGGCAATAATGGAAGCCTTGAATGATCATTTGTTTTTATTAGATTTTTATTCAGCACCATCTTATGTAGGGACTACTATATACAATCCCGGAGATATTGTTAAATTTAACAGTTTAAAGTATGAGTGTATTTTAGTAACCACAGGGATAGATGATACATCAGAAGATCCTTCTGGGGCGGCTACGGACAATACTTATTGGAGTTATATAACAACTGTTCCTGTTATAAGTAACAAAACCTATACATATATTAATGTCAGAGCTAATACTGAACTTTTAGTAGACGAGCTTAATACTACATTAGCAATCACCTCTATAAAGTCATATAAGAAGCCTACAACGGTTTTCTATGAGGCATATATAGAATCTATTGATAAGCTTAGAAATCAAGTTACAATGCATATAGAGCGTCCATTTATAGAAGGTGCTATAGAAGTTTATAAAGGCTTCACATGTACAATTGAGTGGAATCCGCAACATTTCGGAGATCCTTCAGCACTTAAGCAAATAAACTATGTGACAATTATGTTCGATCAAAACAACTTTTATAATGCTACGGCAAGTTTTGCTTCTGACGTATCCCAAGCACTTAATACCGTCAATTTCAAAGGAAAAGGAATTGGATATTGGGGAGATATGCCTTGGTCAGATCCTAACCATTATTGGGGCGGAGTTGGAAATGACGTACCGTTTAGGAATCCAGTTCCAAGAAGTAAGCAGAAATGTAGATATTTATCCATTACTTTCGAGCATAAAAATGCAAGAGAAGACTTTAGAATAGTGGGAATTAGTGGAGTAGTTAGAGCAATTAGTGATAGGGCGTACAGATAATGAAACTTAATAATGTAACAGAAATCAGACCTGACGACTTCGACAAAGAGGATCGTAAAACTATAGGTCAATTAGCCGGGATAATTAATCCATTTATGCAGCAACTAGTTGAAATACTGGATAAGAGGGTTGATTTCGAGAATAGAGTTGAAAATTACATAGAAGTTGACATGACAGTTGATGAAAGTGGAGTTCCTGTCCTGAATAACAAGATATCCACTGGAAAGACAAATGTTAGAGGATTGCCAGTAATTAACGCATATAGTACCGTAAATGCTACTATTACGCCTACTGAGCAGCCATTTATAAGCTTTACTCAATTAGCAGAAGGATTCGTCCAAGTTAATAAGATAACGGGAATTCCGGCTAACGAGAAGTTTAGATTAAATATTATCGTGTACTAGTAAGTATTTGATTTTACTGTACATTAAGAAAATAGTACTGTCTAGAGGCAGTATTTTTAACAACTATATATAGGGAGTCTTTACTCTCCCTTAATACTATTGAGGAATGACTAATGCCATTTGTTGACGATCCAAACGCAGAAGAAACAGGTAATGTAGCAGGAGCTAATCCTCTACAGCAAGGTTCTGGACCTGCCGCAGCTCCTAGTGCGCCCTCTGGTGACGCTAATCAAGCATCTGCTGGTGGTTCTGCCACTATGGAATCTACCCAAGCTGGGCAGCAAGGTCAACCTACTACAAGTAAAAAAGGACCAGCATCTTCAGGGATGTTTACCAATATTCAGAAATATGTACAAAAGAACATACCTCAAGCTAAGAAAATGGCTGGAGCAGTTACTCAGGACTTTAGCAAACAAGCCGGAGAAATAAGATCTGCTGCTGAATCAAAACAAAAAGAACAAGCTGAGTTATTAAAATTAAATGAACAGAAAATGGCAGAAGAGAAAAAGTGGGCTACTGGACAAGTAGGACAGGTTATGGGAACAACTCCTGCTCCTGAACCGACCACTCCTAGTCCGGGAGCTGAAGCAACTCCTCCTATGATGTACAATCCATCTCAAGAAGATGCAGATAGATTTTCTGCGGTAGCTCAAGATAATTTAGAAGGTCTAGGTCTAGCTGACGTATCAGATCTTAATCTTGCTCAACAACAAAATAGAATGGCAGCTTTAGGACAACTTGCTGGCAGAGCTAAAACTGAACAAGGCAGAAGAGACTTACTTGGACAAACTTTTCAAAAGAGAGGCGATTATAGTAGAGGGATGTCAGGTTTAGATCAACTTATAACTTCTGGTGATAAAGCAGCTAGAGAATCTCTTATAAGAGGAACTCAAAGAGAAGCAGCAGGTTTAGGAGCTGATTTAAGAGGAATTGCCGCTACTCAAGGCGGTTTATTAAAAGACCAAGATAAAGCAATTGGTGGTTTTGGGAAATCTATATCAGATTTATTATATGGAGAACAAGGTGCCGTAACTGGATTAGAGAGTGATATAGAATCTAAGTATGGGGTAGTAGATGATCCAAATACTCCTGATATTGATGAAAGCACAGGAATGATAGGAGAGTATAGTTCAATGTCAAAAGCTATACAAGACGCTTCTGCTGCTGGTGGAGATTATAAATTTAATAAAGATCAATTAGAAAAATTAGGACTAACTGCTGGACAAAATATATATGATTTAGATCTAGCAGGGTATATAAGTTCAAAAGGTCCGACTATGGCACAAGCTATGACTCCAGATCAAGCCGCTAAATTAGCTGCATTGACTAAACTAAGTGGAGCAGATGCTCATAAATACGGAGTAACAGCAGAACAAGCAGCAGCAGAATATGATCCAGCTAGTATAATAAGTCCAGAATTTCAAGCAAACTTAGCGTCTGCTGAAGAAAGATATGGAAAAGAAGCCACCCAATTAGAAAGTTTAACTAAACAAAAACCTTTGTATGAGAAATTAGCTCCTATACAGAACGAAATAGATAAATTGAATTACGAACAACAACATGCATTTACACCGGATACAGATGTAGCAAAAAGAATAGCCGAATTAGAAAACCAAGCTGGTGCATATAAAAGTCAATTATCGGCTCTTCAGCAACCAGATTTTGGATCAGGATATTCCTATTCAAATGCTTTTGATCAAGCGACTTTCGATAAATTATTAGCTAATCAAGCAGGATTTAGAAAGATAGGAGGACTTCAAGCAGTAGCTCCTACAGTCCCATCAAATAAAAGGACGGCTAACTAATGGAACTATACGCTGAATATATTAAAGAAAGAGAAGGTATGGATCTAATCGAAAAAGAATATGGATTTTGTACCTATAAAGTAATTAACGAATACATATATTTAGCAGATATATACATAAAAAAAGAAATGAGAAAAAATAACTTAGCTAGAGTATTAACAAATGAAGTTGAAGCGATAGGAATAGATAATAATTGTAAATTTATTCTAGGAAGTTTTTGCTTAGATACTAATAACTGGAGATCTGGGAAAGCGTTAGTAAAATCACTTGGATTTAAATACTACGAAAAACAAAAGAAGACTAACATGATATATGTAATTAAGGAGATATAGTAATGGGAACCGTAGCAGCAATTGGAGGAATAGCCTCTTTGGTCGGTAGCAAGATGGCAAGCGATAGTGCTGAGAAATCAGCTAAAGACGCATCAAATCTAACAAGACAACAAATGGCTAGATTAGACGCTATAGATCTTCCTGATGAAGAGAAGATGAGACTTTTACTAGAAAACCCAGAATTAATGGGACTTTTAGAAGCTGAAGGTATTGATCCATCTAAACTAGGTGAAATCTCACTAGATCCTCAGTTACGTGAAAAGCAAATGGCAGCGTTAGAATCTCTTCAAACTCAAGCAGATGAAGGACTAACGGCTACTGATAAATACTCAATGGAGCAAATGTTAGGTGATGTTTCAGCACAACAAAGATCACAACAGGCTGGGATTGAGTCAGAAATGGCTCGTAGAGGCATGGACAGTTCAGGTGCAGCTCTTATGGCGAAGCTTCAAGCAGGTCAATCTGGAGCTAATACAGCTCGTGATAAGGCTATGCAAATGGCAGCTCAAGGTCAACAGAATAGAATGGCAGCATTGGGTCAATTAGGCGCACAATCAGGTCAAATGCAACAACAAGAATTTGGTCGTCAAGCTCAAGTAGCTTCTGCACAAGATGCAATTGCTAGAGCAAATGCTATGAATCGTCAGAGTGTTTCTGGGCAAAACTTAGCAGCTAGACAAGCAATTGAAAACCAAAGAGCTAACTTATCTAACCAACAACAAATGTATAATAAAGGATTAGAGCAACAACGATTTGAAAATGAACTCAAGAAAGCTGGACAGCAAGGCACTGCTTCTCAACATGCTGCAACTGCTGCTAGTAATGTTGCTCAATCTCAAGCAAAAGCTGGAGCTGACATGTGGAAAACTGCCGCAGGTCTTGGATCGTCTTATATGCAATATGGACAAGAAGATGGTGGAGTTGTAAAAGCTGCTGATGGCGGAGTTATGTCAAGAGAATCTATGCCAGTTCAAAATCAACAAGCAATGATTGATGAAGAAAATAGACAAAAAGAAGCTAAGCAACATGAGAAGTTTAAAAAAGACTATATGAAAAGAGTTCGTAGTGAGTTAAACCCTGCTGCTGAAGAAGCTAGACAGGAAGTAACCGGAGAAGGTCCAGCTAAAGCCTCTAATGGTGGATTAATTAAACCAGCAGAAGAAGCAAGACAAGAAGTAACAAGAACTGGTACTGCTAGAGCACAAGACGGAGCATTACTAGAAGACGTTACTAGACCTTCAGAATTAACTCCAGAAGGAACAGACTTTGAAAGTCCTGATGCTAGAAAATCTGCAATAATGGCAGCACTTATGTCTCAAATGCAGAATATGGACCCTGAGCAAAATGTACCTATGAGAAGAGAAGATGGGGGAATACTTAATAGACCAAGCGAAGAGGAATTGAAGGTAGCTACTGACTATTTAAAGCAACCAAATATAAACGAAAGTGAACTTGACCCAACTGGAATATTAAGGCGAGTATCTGGCAGAACGATGGTAGAGACTACTGACGATGACGGTAATACTCGCTATAGAGAGGCGGAACAAGGAATAGGAGCAGGACGAGAGGTGGGAATTCCTTTACCTTTTCAAGAAGAACTGGGATTGGCACAGCTAAAAAATTATATGTCAAACATGAAATCTAATAATGAATATGCTAATGGTGGACCTGTTTATGCTTCTAACGGAACAGGCGAGATTATTGATTCTGGAATGGGTTCTTTTGCCGGAGATAGAGTTGACGCAAAAGTTAATGATGGTGAAATTATAATTAATGCTCCACAGCAACAACGCTTAATGGATCTTCTTAGAGGAGAGATTAGTGTTGACGAATTGGGAACAGATGATATAGTAGAAGGTGTGCCTAGAGATTTCAGAGATGATATGCACGAAGAATTAGAAGCTGAATCTGAAGAAGTATCAGGTATTAAGAAGCTTTTAGAAATGTTAGGAGAGTAAAATGGCTAATAATTTAGACGACATATATAGAAAGCTAGCAGGACTTAATGAGCCTACTGAACCTGAAGATCAATTAGTACCAGATGCTATGTCTTTAGGCGCTGATCAAGAAGCTGCCGAAATTAATGAACAGGCTAATCAACAAGCAATGGCTCCTAGTATGAAGACAAAAGAGCAATTAGAAGCTGAGCAAATAGAAAAAGAACTAGACGTTCCTGCTCCAGAAGCTCCTAAAACTCCTTTACAAGAATTATTAGAAAAAAGCAATGCTCTTAGAGAGAAATCTGCCGCAGATATAAAAACAGCTTCAGAAGAAGATAAAAGGCGTGCATTAGGAGCTAGTATTGCTAAAGCATTAGGAAATTTAGGTGCAGCAAATATTCAAGCAAGAACTGGACAGAACGTAGGACTTAAAGGTTTTAAACCAGTAGAAGTAAAAGATACAGCTTCTAAAATTGGAAAACAAAGAAATGAAATGATTCGTCAATTACAAGATGAATATAAACTACTTCAAGCAGATAGAAAGTCTGGAATGACTCCGTATCAAAAAGCTCAATTAGAAGAGTCAGAAAAAGATCGTGCATTAAAAGAAAAGTTGGCGAAAGTAAAAGCTGCTATAACTCCTAAAAAAGAAACAGAATTTGGAAAAGCTTTAAGCAAAGCACAAGCTAAGGATTTTGCAGAATCTCAATCTGGACTACAAAAAACAGCAGGTGGGATTGATAAGATTGATGAAGCTCTTATTTCCCAATTAGAATATTCTAAATCTAAATTTGGAGGAACTGGACCACTAGCTACTCTTGGTGGATTTACTAAGTATGTTTCTTCTGACACTGAAGCACTTGATGCTAAGTTCAAAGACATTGACTTGAAAAACATGGTAACTACGTTCTCAGGTATGTCAAAAGCAGTAGATTCAGATGCAGAGAGAAGAGCTTGGAAAGCAACTCAAGCATCAGTTTCAAATGATGATAAAACAAATGTTCAAATCCTACTTGGATCTAAAAGTTCGCTATTAAAAAATAAAGCAATTGCAGAAGCTAAAGCAGAGTTTGTTAAGCAACGTGGTAACTTAAATGAGTTCACACATCCTATTTTAGAAGGTAAAGTTACTACTTTGGTAGATCTTAATGGAAATATGCAATTAGTTGAAAAAAATAAAGTAGCTGATTTAAAAGCTAATGGATTCATCACAGTTGATCAACATGCGCTAGATCTTCTTGCAGGTAAAAAGTCAAGTGATGCAATTCCAAGAAAGATACAAAGAGTTATGGCGGCAAATCCGGGCATAACTAGAGAAGAAGTTATCGAAGCTTTGAAAAAGAAAGGAAAACTATAATGGCAAAAGATATAGACTTATCAGCATTTGATGAAGATATAGATCTATCTGCATTTGATGAAGAAGAAGGACCATCTCAACTAGAAGCCGCAGGTCGTGGTGCTGTTCAAGGTGTTGCTTTAGGTTTTGGAGAAGAAATAGGTGCAGCAGCACTATCTCCAGTAGAAATGCTTCGTCAAAAAATAGCTAAATTAATTCCCGGATCTATGGAGAATGTTGATGAGCAACTTCGCCAACAAGGATTTAAAGGTCTTGAAGAAGAGGAATTAACTGACATATATAAAAATCTAAGAGATACTACTAGAGAGAGAAATAAAGCAGCAGAAGAGGCTCATAAAGCCACTTATATCGCTTCAGACGTTGCCGGAGGTATATTGCCCGGTCTTTTATCTGGAGGCGGTACAGCAGCAGCAGGAGTGCTTAAAACAGGTACAAAAGAGGCTATGAAACAAGCAGCTAAAGTTGGTGCTGGATATGGTGCAGTTTCAGGACTTGGATATGGTGAAGGTGAGACTATCGGTGAGGATATTCAAAGTACTCTAGTTGGTGGTGTTTTAGGTGCTGGATTAGGTGCGGCTCTACCACTAGCTGTAAAAGGTGCTAAAATTGGCGCAGGTAAGCTTAAGAAAGGTGCTCAAGACCTTCTAGAAACTATTATACCTGAATCTGAAGCAATTAAAGCTGGTTATAAATACGGTAGACAAGGCAAGAAGTTAACTCAAGAAGTAATTGATGAGGATCTTATCGGAATATCTAAGAAGATCTTAAAAAACATTCAATCAGATAAAAGTGCTAATAACCTAAAAGCAGCTAAAGAGAAATTAGAAGCTCTAGGATATGTAGTAAATACTAAAAAGACTATCAATGATGCTATTGATGATCTACAGAAATTAACAAATGAAGATTACTTAGGGATTCAAAATAAAGAACTTCTTCCAAAAATAAAAGAACTTACTGGATACAGTACTCAAGCTGAGAGAATGGCTGAGAAAGCTCAAAAACAAGCTACTAAGAAGGTTATAGAAAGTCAAGGTAAAATTGATCAAGCTATTATTAAAGGCGAGAAAGATCTGGCAAAAGCTCAGGCGAAAACTGGAGATGTTCTAGAAACTATCACAGATGTAAAAAGACCTATGAGTGACTTAGATATACCGCTTCAAACTAAAGAAGGAATGGTTGCTGGAACAAAAGGAAGATTTAAAGGTCCAGAAGGTGAAGATTATATAAAAACTTCGGTATCTGATGCAACTCCATATCAGCCAGAAATGACTAGCATGGTAGATGACTTAGGTAGACCTATCATCAAAACTGTCGATAAAGGTTCTGGAAGAGTTTCTGCAATGGTTGGAAATATTGAAGATAAAATTAAGCTTAACTTAGAAAATATGTCAGTTAGCGAAGTTGAGTCGCTTAGAAAGCAATTAAACTTGGCAACTAAATTAGCAAAAGCTCAAGGTGCTGCTGATGATCCTATCATGCAAAGAGCGCAGAAATTAGCTGGTGAATTAAAGAAAGTAACTGATGAAGTTGTTGAGAAATCGGGCGACACAGATCTAATTAGAAATAGAGCTAGATTCTCTGATATCTTTAGTGCAGAAGAGATGCTTGGAATAGATAAGAGATTTTCAGTAAGAAGAGATATTCAAGAGGAACTAGCAGCAACTCAATTAGGCGGCAAATTAGGTTTTGAGCAAGGATTTAAAACTCGTCAAGAAGGTGAACTTGCTACTAAGTTATTAGGAGAAAAAGTTGTTACTCCAGAAATGAGACAACAATTAGATCTAATAAGAAAGCTTAATCAAGTATCAGGAAGAGAGTCACAAGAAAACATTTCAAGAGCAGGGCTATATAAGATGGTAGTTGGAGATATTCCAAATATTGCTGGTAGAGGTGTTAAGGCTGTTGGCGACATTACAAGACCAATTACTAGTCCAGTTAAAAACACAATGGACTTATTAAATACAATGACAAAACAACAAGTAGAAACTTTTGGTGCAAAACTAGCATCGTCTAATAAGAAAGGTTCTCAAATGCTAGGTCAACAATTACTTGATGCAGCTTCTCAAGGCGGTCAAGCACAATCTCAAGCTATCTGGGCAATATCTCAGAGTCCGGCATTTAGAGAGCTTGTTAAGCGAGAAGTTCCTAATATGGAAGCTGAAATGGAAAGTACTTTAAATGCGCTAATTCCATCAGCCGCAGCAGCAGATACTCCTTATAGCCCAGATAATTCTAATGTACTTGATGAGATTTCTGACTCAGAAGGAACTAGCGAGAGACACGCAAAAAGAAAGGGATATGCATCTGGATATGATGTAACTCTAGGATATGGTAAGTTCGATCCTTCAAGTGATAAAGCAATTACTGAAATGACATTATCTGAGGTAAAAGATTTCCAAAAAAAGATGTTAAAGCATCCTAAAAATAACTTAAACTCGTCGGCTATTGGTAGATATCAAATAGTAGGAAAAACTCTTAGAGGGCTTCAAAAGAAACTTGGACTTTCTGATGATACTGTTTTCGATAAAGCTACTCAAGATAAAATGGCAGAAGAACTTTTAAGACAACGTGGGTTCGGAAAAGCTGGTATATCTTCCGAAGATTTACAGCATAATCTATCTAAAGAATGGGCTTCTATCGGAGATCCTAAGAAAGGCGGAGAATCTCATTACGGTGGACAACCTTCTAAAGCAAAAGATTGGAATAGTATATTAGAAGAAAAAGAATCTTCAATAGACCTTAATTCAATACTACAAGGATATGCAGGACAAACTCCTGACGATCTACAAGCAGAAGTACCAACTGAAGTACCAACGGAAGTAACTACAGAAGATATCGAAGATGTTAATAGACATATTGACAGAGTTAATCAACAGCAAAGTTCTGGCGATAATACTCCAGTAGATCAAATTGAAGGTCTTATGGGTAAAATAGACGCACTGAGATTATCTGAAGAAGATAAAAATGAAATAGAAAGTGAAGCAGTAAATATGTCAGGTTATTCTGACGGAGCTAGACTAAAAGAATTACTAGCCAAAATAGCAAATCTAAGGTAAGGATGACAATGTGGAGAAGCAGGATTTAATAGTCCATTTATTAAGAGAAAACAGAGTTGATGTTAAAGAAGTTAAAGAGGATATCTCTGATATGAAGGTAGATGTGGCACTGAATCGTCAAGATTTGGAAACTCACATGGAGCAAACAAGATCTGTTAAAGAGCTTACCATCACAGTAAAAGATGAGTTAGTTAATCTTATAAATGCGGTTGAAGCAAAGCATGATACAAGCATTAAGAGCATCGAGGATAAGCTTACAGTGAGTCATTTACTTAAACTAATAGTAACTGTTGCTTCTGGAATTGGGATCGTTTCTGGGGCTATTTACGGGGTAATTAGAGTATTTAGTTCTATCTAATCTTCGTCTTTTCTTTTATCAAAATAATTATAATCTTTATATGCGTCTATGTCCTTATCGGATATAACTTCATCGTCTAATTCTTCCCAAGATACTAAATCATACATATTAGAAGCTTTCGCCATATTTAATAAATCTGCATTTCTAGCATTATTTCTATCGTCACATTCTCTTCTTGGATGCACCTTATAAATAAACTCTTCTATATCTTCAATTTGCTTATTATACATTCTAGCTAATTCTCTGTCCTCTTCTGTAGTAGTGTTTGGAGACTTGAGATAAATAATCTTTCTTTCTTTTTTTAAAGCTCTTATCTGGGTTTTTAGATCATCTATAGTCTCTTTATCTACTTGAAGTTTATGGATATTGTCGTAATCCCAAGCTTTACCTTCTCCGAAAGAGGCATTGTAATATTCTTTATTAAAATCATTAAGGTACTTTTTAGCTTCTTTATCTAGTGGTTGCATTACAGTTTTCCCTTTCTGCTTTACTCCGTTTACGTAAAATCTATTGTCCATATAATCTCGTCTAGCTTTTAGATTATAGCTTACATCTAGATCAGGAAACTCCTGCTTTTCTCTGCGGCTCTTTTTCTTCTTTTTACTCATTTTTTACTATCCCCATTATGAAATTGAGCTTCTAACTTCCCTTCTCTAGTTAAGTCAAAGCTTTCTCCATCTAACAGATAACATCTCTGCTTTCCTGTTCTGACTTGGGTAAAATCCTTTTTAAATTCTCTAAAGAATCCCACCTTGGACATCTGCCCACCAAATACCTTTCTATAAAGATAATATACCATATAAGTAGGTATCCTGTCTACACCATCTCTAATCTTTTTTTGTTTATAGAAGCTTTCTAATTGTGATTCATCTTCAGAAACTAGATCGGGAGCCTTTTCAGGCTCCTTCTCTAATATTTGGAGTAATTCTTCCAGTGATAGATCGCTCACTAGAGAGTTGTTTTAATTCTGTTTGAAATATTGTTAAAGTTACTTTCAAATCTAGCTGCTGCTTTAGCTGCTCTTTCGTTTGAGATTTCAATACCAATTGGTGCTGTAATTAATGGACATTTGGAGAATTTCACTCTAAGTGGTCCAAAGAAAGTGTTGACGGTTCTGGTAGTATATCCTGATAAACTCTTCGTACATCTTACCAGTACCATTTCATCTGCATGATTCTTCTGTACAGCTTGACTTCCAGTTAGCCATAATTCATCACTAATTTCCGACTGATACTTTTCTAGAGTAATCCCAACTCTGTTAGAAGCAACTGTTTCCATCTCACGTACATTATCTTTGATAAGATTGATGATAGAGTCAAGTTCACCGCCTAATTCACCAGCTAATCCGCTTACACTAGCTCTGTGAGACATTAGGATTCCTGAAGGTATAATGTACCTCTTCCCTAAGTTTTGGACAGTTTGGTATCCCATACTGGCACTGAAAATTGTGATAGTATTAAATGTGCATGGCAAAGCATTTAATGTATCGAAAAACAATTGACCTGCTGAGATACTTCCACCGGGAGTATATAACACAATATTGATTTCCTTTCCAATATTGCTAAAACATAAACTGATAGCTTCTGCTTGCTTCTTAGCAACAAACATTGGACTAAACTCATCGTTAAAGTTTATAGTGTTGTTTTCATTTAATTCAAGTACTCTTGGTTTAGATCCTGCAAACGCCAACATTGGCAAAAGCATAATCGCTGCTAATAATTTCTTCATTCTAATCCTTTGCCATACCGTAGGCTCTTAATTCTATAGTCTTACTTGCTGGATCTCTTGTTAAATAAGTCTCCCCATCAGGTCTTTTAAATGTATATCCCCTACATCCAAGAGACTTCATTTCCTCATCAATTTGATCAAAAAATGAGTTAGTTTTATTTTCATTTTCCAACATGTCTCTTAGTATTTCTGCACTAATTTTAATGCGTTTTATTACTTCATTTTTATTTTCTGATAATACAGCAGCAGAATCTAACATAAAACAAGCACCTTCTGACGGTGCTAATGTAACTCCACCTTCCATATTATATCTGTTCATCTTGGGAGTTTTAATTCTGTTAGAGTATTTTTCTACGAATTGCTCCATCTCAGTTTCAATTTGAAGCTCAAGTCCTTCTGTCGAGTTTGAAACAAATCCTTCAGGTCTTTCTTTTTTGACAAACTTTCCATGTCTAGTTAGTAATCCAATAGATACAGCAATGTGATTTTCATATATAAGATCTAAATCACTAATCTGCTCTAAGGATACCTTTTTTCCATCTTCAGTTTCAAAACTACTATAAGGAACTTCCGTTTCAAACACAACTCCATGTCTGTCTTGTAAGAGAAATGATCTTCCAGTTAGCATAATTCTGCGACCTTCTATCATTAAGTCTTTATCTTTTGCTTCTTCTGTAACTTTCACTATAACCCCTCTCTAAATGGATGACCTTCCTCAAAATATGCTTTGACATATTTCTTCTTAGGTACTAATTTTAATAACCAGTGATCCATATCACTAAGCTGTAAGAATAGTAACATTCTAACTGACTTGTTACCTTTTGTCAACACACTTGCAGCATTTAAATAGAACGCTAAGTATTGGAATATTGACGATCCTCTCTTATAATGACGATTCACATAATACTGGTCCCAAGGCGGAAGATAAAAAGCTAGCGGATAAGTTTCCACCATCTTATTTTCCCAGAAGTAGTTTCTGTGTTTATCTCGCAAACCGTACAACGCTTTAGCTGCGGTGAAAAAGCTCTTGATCGTAAGCTTTCTATCAAAGTCTCCTTCTAGATTACAGAAGTTCCAGTGGCTAACTTTTAATTCGCTCCTAGTTAACAAACCTGACGAAACCATTCCTATAATCTCATCCTTACTAATTGGAAAGTCAGTTCTACCCGGCTCTCTGTCTATGAGGATAGGGTCAAATGATCTATAACATTCTCTAAACCTTTGATGACGCTTCTCTAGATCTACAGTATTAGGTGCTAAGTACTGAGCATATGCGCTATATATCCACGGATTGTTACTTCTAGGTTCACCATTGATACACTCTTGGTCGTGCCACATAGTATATTTGTCTTGATATGTTTTATTCATTTTTTAACCCCATCATTTCTATATCGGCTACTTCGCCCATTATTTCAGCACATACTTCATATGCTTTTTTTATTTGATTAAAATCATCTTTAAATCCATCTAATCCGCATCTATGTAACATAGGTAGTTCATGATATTCGTAATTACAGCATCCATCCCACTTTATATACCCACTTATTTTAGGGAGGGTATTTTCAGAATGCTCATGATCGTTTTGATTGCCATAATCCTCTAAGTCGTAGTAAGAAGGGTAGTCTTTCTCTCCAGTTTTTCCGTTGTAACTTACCCAACTAATATCATATATTTTAAAATCTACTGAGTACGTTTTTCCATCACTAGGTTTCCAATTAAAATGATAGGCTGATAATGAGTCCCTATCTACTATTACCTTATTCATTATTTCTTCCTTTTTAAACTGCCAGATTCTTTTCTTTCTCCAGCTTCTTTTGCACTTTTATCTGCATGACAATCTCTGCAAATTCCTTGATAACCTTCTGGACCGCAATATAGACGCTCTATATAAGTATTCCAATCTGCGTATCCGATCTTTACGTCTACAACGGGGATTTTATGATCCAATTCGAGTTTTCCTCGAATAAGCTCTTTTCCGACAGACTTCCAGTTCTCTTTCATTTCCTCATATCGCTTATCAGATACTCCCTCATATATTAATATGCTGCAAGATTCACACTTATAAGTTGCCACATCTGCCTTACACCTAGCCTTAGCTTTAGTACGTTGTTTATCGTGCATATGAATACGTCTAAGCGCATTTTTAATCTTTGCAACTGGTACATATGATTTCTTCTTAGACATCTATCCTCTTCTTTTTATATCCGCAATGACAACTTTCAAGTACTCCAAATAGTGTTTTCATCACTTTTAGATCCTCGCTGCCACAACTAGGACATATTTTACCATCTCTAACTTCTTTCAGCGTCTTATTCTCTTTTGCCGCCTCAATAAGATCTTCTACTGATAAATCCTCGGTGCTTCCTTTCAAGAAATTTGCATTTCCTACAAGTGCTGCTTCTGCGGTATTTAATTTACTTATCAATATTCTTTTATCTTTCTCTAATCTTTTAATTTTGTTTCTAAGTTTTTGGACTTCTCCAGATTTAGCTTCTTTCACGATACTGCCTTTTTTCGACTTCATTGAACTCCTACAGTTTATCAGCTTCGTATTATTTAGTCAACATATTCTTCATACATGTTTCCATGTTACTCTTTTTGTTATCTTTGTTATATTAGAAGTATTTGTTTGAAACATATCTGCTATTTCATAATTTTTTAAATTACTAGATTTGTGTAATTTTCGTATCTCCAGCACATCTTTTTCTGATAACTTAGACATTCCATGTGAGATTCCTTTTGTAGGGTCTTTCAGATTATTATCATATGAATGTTTTATATTATACATACAATCACACCACTCTAAATTAGTAAAGTGATTGTTTAATTTATTACCGTCTATATGATTTACTTGATCTAGATTATTGTCATTTTCTATAAAAGACTCCGCTACTAACCTGTGTACTTTTTTGCTTTTAGTTAAGATAGATACTCTAGGATATCCAGCAGACAATGATTGAGATAAGCTCTTTCCTTTATAAAATCTTAAAGTACCATCATTAAGCATTACAGTTCTATCTAGTCTTTTAACATTACCTAAATTACTTACTTCATAAATACCCTCATATCCGACCACACTTGCCCACTCTTCAGTCATTTTTAATCCTTTTTTAAAACAGTACGATCATCTATACCTTTATCACTGTTTTCGTATGTATGGAGAAACATTAAGTTAGCAGATGCTAGTGCCAAATGTTCAAGTCCTGATTCAGGGTCAATATTTTCACCGCTTATAAAAGCGTTCAGATGTCTTTGTAGTGAATCATATATCGTACTGTAGTGAAAACCATCACCTTTTAAATAGTTCTGGATATCGCCTCTCTGCTCGTCATACTTAGTGTACCCGTATGTCAAAGCTTCTGCAAGTGCTAGTTGAAATTCTGGACGAATTAATGACATCATTGGTTTATCTGTGTTGTATTTCTTAGGTTCTTCTCTAGGAGGCGTATCGAATGATTTAATCGCTGTCGCTACTATCTTCTGAGAAACTTTTACAAAAGTATCTTCAACTAGCCCTAATTCAGATCCTTGAACAGTCCATTGTTTTTCTGGAAAATTAACTAAAAGTTCCTGACCACCATCTTCGTACTCATCCTCTATTATCTCTACTGTTCCTAGTGATCCTTTTTCTATACCGGAAAAGTCATTAACATATTCCACTTTATCGCCTACTTTAAACTTACTCATTATTATCTCCAAATTTATCAACCATAAAGTAATGCACTCTAAAATAAAGCTTTAGTAATATATTAGGGTGATACCTTCGCAATCTAGGATTATTGACCATCATCTGATTATTGAACTGCTTAAAAGCTTTTCTTCTTCTCCACCAGCTTTTTATCTTGACGTTAGTTTCTAAAGTCACTAGCACTTTATCTTCATGCTTAAATGCAACAAGAGATTTAGTTATATCATTAGTATCTACAACTTTTACGAACTCAACTTTAGTTCCTACCGGAATAAGATTACCATCTTCTTCCTTGCCAATTGGCTCTACTACTATAAGTATTTCGTTTTCTAGGTACATTATTCCTCCGATTCCCAACTATGGTAGGATTCAAACTCTCCAGATGGAGTCATAAACTGTCTCATAACATGTTGTTCTTTATAATCAACCTTTCTACTTGGAGGCAACATTCCCTCTTTCTCAACCTCATCTAATAGATCGTTAATTAAAGGCTCAGCGTCTGTCATTAACATCGTTCTAAATGGATGTAGATTTCCTATAATAGATAGCATTTTACTACGCTTCATCTAATACCTCATCTCTAGTTTCGATAATATCTTTCTCTTCTTGAACTAGAAGATCTAGAGCTTTTCTCTTATTAATGCTTGGAGCAAAATGTCTGAGCGTCTTTTCGTCCAGATCTAATCCACCGTTAGCTTCATTAGATTTCTCTTTATATACTTCAAAGATCTTGTCATTATGCGCCACTAGGATCTCATCAAGAATCTTTCTTCCATCTTTAGATAGTGGGATATTCTTAGTTTTGTCATTAGTCTCTTTACCTGTTACTATACATTTCATTGTATTTCTCCTATTTCAGTCCTAATATAAGTTTATACTTTTTTGCCAATCTATTCAACCTATTTCTTAGTTTTGGTATTTTTTTAAGGTTAAAATTCTTTATATCGTCAGTGAAAGTTTCAAAAAAGTAGTCGTGGTCAGCTCCCATGTAAGCATGACACTCGTCATCAAGTACATCATCAGCATATCCCCAAGACGATAAACAAGCTCTAACTTGTTTTAATTCTTTTTTGTAATCCCCAACTGCTTTCAGAACCTCTTTTTTATAATCTGCGCTAATGCCAAACATAGCGTGTCTTATCTCATGCTCTAGAGTATCTTCTGGATCATTCTCACCATAAGTTGCTATCACATAAAAAGAATCACTTCTATACTTGAGAGCTTCTACTATATCATGCTCAAAGTCTGTTAGAGGGTCAAATAGCCCCTTTACGAATGGCTCTAGTACTGTGTCTGGGAAATTATAACCGTCCCAATCTGCACTTAAGGTCTTTCCGCCACAGTATAAATTTATACCTTTATTAGCCCTACTTCCTAAAGACTTTAAATACCCTGTGGTGAAAATCTGACCTTTAATCTCAGGAAATGGACTTTCATAATATTCTTGGAACCTCATCATAGCAGAAGCTAGTGTGTTTTTGTCTGACATTACTATGTGAACTATACTAGTTCCTATATTAGATATTTTTAATATACCTTTACTTTCTAGGTTTTTTCTCATTAATTACCTCGGATTTTTTCTAAATTTCTTTCTCTTAGCACCTTTTAGTAAGTTATCTGTATCTCTGTACTCTGCGCCACAATTCGTACATTTGTACTTCTGAAACTTTGAAGCATTTGTGAAGTAGAATCCACTCTTTTTAAAGTCGGTACTTCCACAGCTACATACATCTTCATCAAAATATATTGAGAAGTTAATTGAATCATCCCAAGGAATTAGAATTTCGTATAATTCTTCCAGAGATAAAACGTCTAATTTATTATAATCTTCCATTTCTTGAAAAGCTTCAACATTACCCTTCATACACTCTGACCATAATTTAAATCCCGGAAACTTAGCATGACCTGACTTCTTATATTTCGTACATAACTTGTCCGTCATATATTCTAACTTATTACTAGTGAAGCTGAAGTGTCTCTTAGCAATTAGAAGTGTGTCGATTTGTCTGAATGAACTTGGCGGTTTCATCCCATGCATAATGAATCTTGCATTAAGCTTTTTAACGTCAAACTTCTTAGAGTTTTGCCCAATTACGATATCTGCGGCATCTAGAAGCTTCCAGATACTCTTTAAAATCTTCTTATCATCCTCAAAGTCTTTTGCATCTCTTTGATCTTCATATAATACTTCGTCGCTATCATACCATTTTGCTGCCCAACTAAGAACGTGCCAATCTTTTTCGATCATATTTAAACCAACATTATTATCCCATAACTTCCATACAGAAGCAATAATAGGTACTGTCTCGATATCAAAGAACAAGATGTTTGGAGCGTCTTTTCTTTTATTGATAGAAATGACAGGTATCTTATATCTTTCAAAAGTTTTTCTCACAGCATTTGGAGAGTGTTTAGTACCAAACCTATGATTAATTCTAGCAGCAATCTGATCATATGTGTAATCGTCATACAGCTCTAATAACATGTCAATTTGTGCTTGACTCCATTTTTTACTCATCGTAACTCCATTGTTAACTTTTGCTTTGGATTTCAAGACCTATGCCGAATCCACAGCTATACTTAATATTAATCTAAATAATTTATATTGTCAACATAATTTATATATGTTTCCAAGTTTTTCTTAGTTTTATATTACTTACTGCTTGTCTAGTTATATTGTAATCCTTTGCTATTACTGTTCCGTTTTCTCCACTTTCTAATCTCTTTCTTATGTATATTATATCATCTTTTTTAAGGTTAGTTTTTCCGCTACATTCCCCTTTGGCAGTATAAACTCCTATAAAATGAGCATGTTGTATATTTTCTTTATGAGTACACCATTCTAAATTAGATACGTGGTTATTTTGTTTATTTAAATCTTTATGATTAACAAAATACTTTCCTTTTATTTTTGATAAAAACGCCCTAGCTACTAAAATATGTACTCTTATTGTGTGTTTTTTATGATGCTTGCTCAGATATACGCAAGGGTATCCAGTATTCAGAGGTGTTTTTAGAATTTTTCCTTTGTAGTTATATACTTTAGAATCTTTTCCTAGAACCGTTCTATCTAGGCTTTTAACTCTACCTTTATTACTAACCTGATAAAATCCTTCAAAACCTTCGATATCTTTCCAGATCTCTTTCATTATGATTTACTCTGTATCTCTAGACCTATTCCAAATCCTAAGATTCTAAAAGCCATATTAAAGTAAATGTTATTTGTTACGATTAATATTTTTGTTGGAAAACTCAACATATATGATTTATGCTCATTTCCAAACATATTTATAGTTTTGCTCCTGTTAATCTCAGGGAACGTCATATAAAGACGGTAGTAATACCCTCTATTAGCGTAATCTCCACCAGATATAAGATTAATCATCTTCCGACTCCCATTCGTTCAATCGCTCATATCCAGATGATACTTCGGGTATTGCAAATGTCCTTTTTGTATACTCTGGAGGTAACATTCCTTTATCTACTAGAAAAGCAAGCAATTTATCAGCTACATATGGCTCTAAATATCCACCATCATAGTATTTGACAAATTCTACCACATCCTTTACTAAATCACTTTTTTTCATTTCCCACCATCTTTCCTAGAGCCAATGCTTTATAATACCTAGCTTCTTCATATAACTTTCTAGCTCGTTTATGTGCGTCGATAAGTGAAAGAAGGGTATTGATCTTATCTTTTCTTAGAATAAGCTGTGATTGATATAACGCCCTTAATTCATTAGGTCTTTTATCTTTTGTTAATATCCTTTTATAGAACTTTTGAGAAGATTCTAAATCCTTAAGACGCTTCACAGCTTCATCGTAACTTAGTAATTTATTATTCATTTAAATCTCCACTACTATAGGTTCATTTGTCGGGTCATATTGCTCTGTGCAAATTGCAGCATTTACAAAAGTTGTATCTACTATTTTATCAATTCCATGCCAATTATGAATGTGTCCGAATATATGATATTTAGGACTAATATCCAGTACTCTGTTTAAAAGATGCTTACATCCACAATTTTCCATACTATAAATAGAAACATCCATTACACCGCTTGGGGGTCCATGAGTTATAATAACATCTGTATCGTCAGGAATCATATCCCAATAAGGTTGAATCGGATCGTATTTTTCTTCTAAATGATGATAAGAAGTTCCGCAATCTCCAGAATCCCTATTCCATGCCCAATTATGAAATCTAGGAGTAACCCCACTTCCCCAGAACTTAATTCCGCCAAGAGTTATTCCAGTATTATTTAGGTAGATTATATTTCTAGCAGCACATTCTTGCTTTACTAGATCCTCATTCTGCTCAGTAATCATATCGTGATTCCCCGGCACATATATAATATGAAGGTATTTTGCTCTTAGTTTGTCAAGTTCATTTACGAATTTCATAAATTCTGTTAAAGTGCCTCTAGATAAAGCATCTCCAGCATGGACTAAGATATCACCATCTGGTAATTTAACCTTTCGCAAGTTACAATGTGTGTCAGAAATGCACACAATTTTCATTGCAACATTCCTCCGCCATTATCATCGTCATCGTCACCAAAGGTCAATAATGCCAATTGATCTAAGTCCTCTTCGCTTATTTCTTCGTCAAAGTCTTCAAGCTCTTCAATAGAATCAAAATCTAGTCCCATCTCTTCAGCTATCTGCTCAATTCTACTTTCTGACGTAATTATAATACTTTCAGGATCTTCTAGATCTGTTATCATTAGTCTGTCTAGATGTGGATATAATTCTTGAAGCTCTGTAATAATTTCTAGCAATCTCTTCTTTTTATCCATTATAAATCTCCTAGCTCAACTAGCTCATTTCCATCTACTATTGTATCGTTAATTTTATCGTAGAGTACTTTACCTTCATAACTAAAATAATTAACAGCAACTACATCAGTTCCAGTAAACGTATATACTCCAGTTGTAGGAGCTACGAATACTTGCTCTTGTATTTTAGATAAATCTGCGTTTAACTCTCTTATCTTTTTTTCTGCTTTTTCTGCTCTGTTTATATTGTGAATCGCTGACGCAGCTAAAAAAAGCGTACAAATCGCACACATTACCATTGCTATAATTAAAAAAATCCCCATTACATATCTCCAATTTTTTGATTCACTTTAAATGCAAATCCTGTTACTAAAACTCCTAACACTAACATTCCTAACGCCTTCATATTGCTGTCAAACTTCGCTTCTGAGAGCTTTCTACGCTGTACCCTAGCATCTTGCTTATGAAAGTCGATAAGCTCCATCTGAGTCATTCTGAGGTCTTCTAGGACCAATGATCGTTTCTCTGCTTTCATCGCTTTCTCAGCTCTTTCAGTAGTGAGTAATATGCCATCAAAAGGTACTTTATTTCCTTCATGTACTTTTACTGCGTTTTGTGCAAATGCGGAATTACTTAGTAAGATTAATAATAGAATTAAGCGCATCTAGTCCATCCTTTGTTTTTAGAGACTGTTTAAAATAACAATCTATTCCAGCGTCATAAGAAAAGCCAGATTTATAACAAATAACCTCTAGGTTTTCACATCTCACCGTTCTTGCTCTTTCTGATACCCTTTCACATTTCATTGTATAAGCAGATTCTTCTTGAGGGTCTGTGTCTTTTTCCGGTCCACAACTAATCATTAAAGTGGTCAACAATATCATCATCACTAGGCTTTTCATCCTCAATCTCCTCTAACTGCTTCTCTGCATCTTTTACTTTTTTGTTAAGCTCACTTTCCTTCTTCGTCGTTTTCTTGAAAAAGCTTAGTAAGAACTCTAAAAATTTAGCTATCATGTTTCTCCTAATCCCAGAACGATCCAACATGTTTCTCTAACATAGTATAGTACCTTTTAGTTAATTGGTCAACCTTCATTTTATCTTTTTTCATTGCAATTTTAGCTCTTCTTTGATACTCTGGGTCAGGATCTCTAGCTCCAAGTAAATTCTCGAATCTGTAATCATCCATAACTTGTCCAAAGAAGTAATTATCACTAAGCTCAAATTCTGCCATCCTTCTACTAAGCTCCGTGAACTCTGCTAATCTCCTCATACCTTTAGTATTCTGATCGTCTGCCCATAACGTATGTGTCTTATCAGATTTCATGAACTTATTAACACGTTTCATATGCGCATGGATTAGGTTGTGGATGCTACTAGCTTCAAAGTCAACACATTGAGAAGCTCCGATGTAACCGTAGTAGATGAATTTTGTAATGAATAGGTACATTCTGTAGATCATGATTCTCCTATTGTATAGATAGTTCTATCATTTTTATGTTTAGATGAGGAGTAACATCTACGTGTAAATCTTTCATCTTTTTCTGCTCTTGAAAATCTCTATACTCTTTATCAAAATATATAGTACATATTCCACTTTGCCACGCCATTCTCATACATTGCGAACAAGGTGAAAGTGTTACAACCATAAAACAACCTTCTGTAGAGATTCCATGTCTTGCGCAATTAAGCAACAAGTTTTGTTCAGCATGTATCATATAAGGGTATTTTTCAGGTCTTGTAGTTGGCAGAGAGTTATCATCAGCTCCTCTAACAAATCCGTTATACCCAGAAGCAATAACCGCCCCTGTTCTTTTATTAACTAGTAAAGCACCTACTTGTCTTTCACTGTCAGGAGAGTTTTTTGCCACAACTCTAGCTTGTTCAAATAAATTTTCTAGTTTCATAATTCTCCTAATAGTTCGCCATCCAGACTCAAGCCTCTCACCACTTCTCTCCTCGGATTGCTTCGCCCGACTTGCAATTTACTACCTATGCAACTAAGGAGGCAGGTGTCGCCTTTAAGCTTATGAGCAACCTTTTCGGGATGCCTTTCGCCTTGTATTATATTAATACAACTTTTAATGTCCGTCAAGTAAATTCACAGCTAGCTCGGCAGGAGCTTTCAACTTTATGCTCAATTTATAGTTATTCTCCATAATATCCTGCACTAACACTCTACATTCTTCTGCTTTTTCTTCGGGCACATTCATAACTAGTTGATCGTGAATCTGTAATGCAACCCATCCGTCAATTCCTCTTCTGATAAACTCTCGATTTATCTCAATTGCCGATAAGTTGACGATACTAGCAGATAGTGATTGTATTTTGAAGTTCTTGGAGTTGTTAACACCGTTCTTATAATCCATGTATATAGCATTAACTCTTTTCTTAGCCTCGTCCTTGCCATATCTGTTTGAGTACTTCTTTGTCAGTTTTGCTCGATACTTCCAATCTAGTAACTTAGCACCATGTTTTGCATGAAGCACTTTAACCTTCGGCAAGTGTCTAATCCTACCTACCTCAGACCTTACAAATCCCTCATATTTAGCTTGATTCTCAGATTCTACCATCCACTTCTTAAGCTCTGGAAAACCTCCAAGATAACCGTCTATGAGGATCTCAGCCTCTTCTGTAGAGATTCCTAGCGTCTTACCTAGTGCAAAGGCTGTCATGCCGTATGGAACGCCCAGACAGTACGCTTTAGCTGCCTGACGCACCTGCTTATTAACCTTGCCTAAATAATTCTCTGCTTTCTTATCTGCACTTACTCCTTCCATCTTTTCAGTAGCGATTGCAATGGTTGAGTAAAAATCATGCCCTTTTCTAAAAATATCCTTAAGACCATCATCCCCAGAAACATGAGCAAACACATGTGGTTCGAGAGACTCGTAATCATCGTCGATAAACATCCTTCCTTTTCCTGCAACGAAAAACCCCCTGATAATGTTATTATATTTTAAGACGATCTCATCTAGTTCGCCTTTCTCTTTTGGTCTTGGTAACTGCTGTAAGTCAGATCCGTAACGACCACTTATTGTACCATGCTGTTTAAAGCTCGGATAATAAATACCGTTCTCATGGTTATCTAAGAAGCGATCAATATATGTCCCACGAATCTTAATAAGCTTATTGAAGTTACTTAAATCTGTAGTCCAATCAAAATCCATTGTTCCAAGATATTCTATAAAATCATCATCAAACTGACCTCTGCCTGTAGGAGTTCTTCCAAGTGGTGCAATATTCATATGATCAAACACTAACTGCCCCATTTGAGCTTTTGAGTTTATGTTAAATAAAATATCAGCATCAATATAAAGCTCTCTTTGTATATTGTAAATATCTATTGGATCTATTCCAGAATAGTCAGCAGTAGTTAAAAAGGTCTTAATAGGACCATCTTCTAATGTTTCCATTGCCTTCTTTCCAAAGCTAAGATTACCCGTCTTAGTCAAAGGTAGTTTTAATTTGAAATACTTTGCAAGAGCTTGCCCAAACTTACCAGATTTCTTTGGAGGATGGTTATTGTCTATGGTAACTTTTTCCCATTCCTTATACTCTGGAGTTTCCATCAAGCTTATAAGAATTCTATTTTCCAACATATCTATATCAACTTGAATATCTACTTTTGCTTGTTCGATTTGTGGCAAATCTAGAGTTAGTCCCTTAGCTTCCATTTGTATCGTAACTTCTTTATAAAGTGGCATAACTTCTTTGTCGAAAAAGAACTCTTCAAGCTCCTCTCTTTTAATCTCGTCTAAATAATATAAGCATATTCTTAGCGTTAGATCGGCATCTGCACAGGCATATTTTCCCATCACATCTAAATCAGCCTTATACATATCCTTTTGTGCCAGTTTCCAAACACCGCCATTCTTTATTACATTTGCCTTCATTTCTAACTGCTCTTCATTTGCAGCACTTTCCATATCCATTCCGAGATACTCTTGAAGCTCAATTGCAGTTTTTTTAAGTGCGAAAAGTGCATCTTCATTGACGGTATGTTTCATCAACACACCTTCAGCAGCCAAAGACGGTAATAAGTCAATTCCGAAGTTACTTTTAACAACCTTGCAATCGAATCCTCCATTCCACATTAGAAGCTCTTTCTCAGCAATCATTTCCATAAGATTGACAAAGTTCTCTTCTGAAACACATCTATCTAACTGCTCAGTTTCTACATTCCAAGTAAATCTCGCCACATAAAATGCAGTTCCTACATCTCCGCTAAATGACATTCCAATTATCTTATCTTTTCTAGTGTTGAGTCCAGTAGTCTCTGTGTCGAAAGCTAGGAAGTCGTGTTGCTCAATATGTTTAATTGCTGAGTGTACTTCTAAGTCGTGGGAAATAATATGGTAGTTCTTATTCACAGTTCCTCGTCCTCTAAAATAATATTATGTGACTTTAAAATCACCTCATACACAGGTTTATTTAGCTTCAACATCGTATCTTTCATATTTTTAGAACCTCTAGATTCTCCATCCCATATAAGTAATAAAGCATCACCATATTTAGCCATTTCAGAATTTCTTATATGTCCAGCAGCTTTTCCAAACTTATCCCAATTTGCAGGAAATCTTTTAACTGATTTATTATATAATGTAGCCCAATTCTCTCCAGCCCTATCTGCACCTTTAGCAGTTCCAGACACTACCTCAGAAACTCTAATTCCATTATAAATTCTCATATGCTCGATAAATCCGGGATCTGGACAATTAGTCCTGCTTCCTGCTATTATAAGTTTCATAATTCTCCATCTTCCATTATCATTAAGTAATCTTCAATATTATAAAGCACGTAGTAGTTAATAAGCATTTCTCTTTCATCATCTAACAATACTCCTTGAGTAATGTAGCTGTAGATAATCTTGTCAAGCTTCTGATCATCTGGGCAAAGTAGATTCACCTCGTCTACTAAATCTGCATCATCCATATCCTCAACTTCCATGCGAATCCCTTTCACCTCGAAATCAAGTGGGGTGAAGAAGAACATTCCTTGATACCAGCATCCTGCGTCTTTTATAATTCCTCCAGCACTTCTCTAGCGAGTTTTTCTAGTTGCTTAATATTTTTCATTTTATGAACACCGTTTTTGTCAGTATAATCAATCCAGTATTCATGTTCACTATCTGCATATACACCAAGTGCTTTCTTCATTTTTCTATAAGCTCCAAGAACTTCCTTCAATTTAAACTCTGCATTTTCTCTCTGCAAGTCCAGCATCTTTATTTTGTCGGCTAATTGCGCATTAGCTTCTTTTAGTACAGTAGCTTTGTCTAAACTTTCTCTCATCAACTGGTAGTAGTGGTTTTGATCTTTTGCTGCAATTAAATTCTGCTCTAATTCATATACTACATCTTCTAACCTCTCTACTGAGTCTACAATCAAACAAAACTCTGCACTAGCTATTTGTTGTCTTTCTGCGAATTCATCAAGCTTCTCGTATAATTTCACTATAATTCCTCCCTAGCTTCATAACCTTCTTCAACAATCTTATTCACCATGTAAGATACTTTTGAAGTTACATCGTATGGATATAAATTATAAAACACTTCTTTAATTCTGTCAATATCTAAATTCATCAAACCGCAGGTAAATAAGAAGCTGTTTCCTCTAGCGTACATTTCTCCTGCAAGTCCGTCATGAGCGTTCTCTAAGAAGTAGGCAATTGTGTCAGGAATCTTAGCCTTTTGTTCGCCATATAAAGCCTCTACAAGCTCTTCAATTGAATCTCCTACCACTACGTTATCTTTATGCTCAAAACGCTTTATTTCGCCCTTTTTAGGCTTCTCAGCAGGTGTTGGCTCTAGTAGATCCGCATCATACCAGAATCCGTCAACGACTCGTCCACCAAAGAAGAAACGTGCAGTATCTCCAATGCATGATGGGTCAGCAGGAAAGTGTTCGGCTAGTTTCAGCATTGTTGCTTCAAAGTCTGGTTTATTCGTAATTGATTTAGCTAGTGGGAATATTAGTCGGAACTTATGATGCTCCTCGCTATGAGAAGTGCTCGGCAAACATAGTGTTGCAATATCTAATTGATGCACTACTTTTTCTGCTTCATCAATAGTCATACCGTCATCAATATCAAGTACCATGAAATCAGTTGCTAAGAAGTTGTGCTGGTTTCGATAAGCACTAAATATGCTCGGACTCCATGCATTGCTACATATAGTCTCGATAAGCTGCTCACTTGTCGCCACTTCTATTACTTCTGGATAATGTGGCTTAGACGTATACCATGCTTCTTTGGATTTCTCTTCCTTAGACTCTGGTAGTGCCTTAGCTTTGGAAAATATACTCAATTTCATTTTCTGTCCATTATACTTGCTATAAATACTAATGTGATAACTAGTAACGGTATAGCGATTGCTTGATATATATCATTTATACCTAGTTCTAATAATGCTAATGTTGATATGATCCAAAATCCTATCAATATAGACGGTATCATTTTCCTTTCACAGTTACAAAGTATTTAACATTATCAAGATCTACTTTATCACCTTTTTCATAATACTTAGGCTCTTTCTCTAGTGATGATTGATACCATCCTGCTACTGGTATTGTATACATATTAGCTCCTTATAATAATTTTCCAATTGTGATTAATGCCGCCCATAATAAATAGCTGAATCCATTAGTCTCAGGAAACTCATGAGGCGATGTTACTAATTCCAGTATAGCACAAAATATACATATTGCAATGAGTATCCAGCCAATCACAGTTGATTTCCAGTAGGTCGTATTGTCTTCATTATATATTTATCCAATCCTATTCTTCCGCTTTTCTTTAGAAAATTGAAATGCACAGATCCATGAACGCTTTTTCCTTCCTTTATATACAGTCCTAGTTTCTTTAAATTCTCTGGAGTAGGTCCATCTTCTAATCTTAATTCAACTCCTATACAAGAGTACTCATAATATAAAGCTTGATCTAATTCTCCATAACTAGCCTCTATTTGATCCACCAATGCATCAGCTTCTTCTCGAAACTCTTCTGGCAAGTGCTCCAAGTAGTCTACTTTTACCACACCATTTTCCATTGCTTTCCATAAACTAAGAGGTGTCAAGTGATTCACAATTCTAGCAACTCTTAAATACTCGGCAGATTTGAACTTCACTCTGTATCCATTTTCTAGTCGTACTACGTAACCTTCTTCTGTATGGTCAAGCGTTTCTAGGTGATTTTGAAGCTCTACAATTGAGTCGAATGTAGTAGCAGGAGTTACTATTAGATTGGTTTTTAAAGAGTGTATTTTTATATTTTCATTAAGATCAGTTTCATATTCATTATTATATATCCCTAAAAGAGATAGAAATTCCTCCTGACCGTAGTTAACTATTATTTTATTTTCAGGATATACTATCTCAACCAAATAGGTATTTTCTTTGTTCATGTTTTTAGTTTTATATCTACTATCTAACATCTCCTTGCCTTTAATAGCCTGATCACTTGTAAAGCTACCTCTAGTATTTACTCGCCACTCTCCATCGTAGAAGTACACAATGCCTAAAGATCCGTCCATCTTCTCAAATGACTCAAAATATCTAGCATTTATTATGTCAGCTTTCTTATCATCGTTAAGTTCTCCAAAATTAAAGAACTTAGGAAAAGCTCTTGCTACTACCTTTCCAGTTGCTATTTCGTAGACGGTTCCTCTAGCGTTCAGAGTTACGTCATCCCATGCTTTCTCGTAGGTACAGTGGTCAGTGTAGTTCCACAGTACTAAGCGTCCACAAGGCGATATAACCTGTCTCAGGAGGCGGTCATCTACATACTGTCCAAACTTCTTAAGTGAGTGATGTATTTTCATTTATAACTCTCCTGTGAAACTTAATTAAAATACTGTTTAAAAACTCTCGATCTACTTCTTCTGGAAGTTCGCTATCTAATCTAGCATCTTCTAATCCTTCTAATAAATCTTCAAGTAGTTGCTGAACTTCTGGATAATCTATGCTTCCAGATTTAATGTCCTTAACTATATTAGCATCTACTGGAACTAAAGGCAAGGTGATTTCACCAGTACTTAATAATTCTAATCCCTGCATAGAAACTCTTGCTGCATGACTCAATGCTTTCCAATCAATTCCATTGTTCTTCTTAGCTTCTCTAGCTCTTTGTCCGTAGTTCTTGTAGATCCTAGTCATAATTTGAAGCACGTAGTCGAATCTACAGTGATGGTCAAATCTCTTTCCTAGTATATCAAGTGCTGGAACTTCTGGCAAATCAGGAGCTGTGGCGGATAAAGTGATCTGATGCACATGCTCAAAGTTCTTAAGTTCATCTAATAGAAAATCCCAAGCATGTTTAAGCTTTGGTCCATCTCCAGCTAGTTTCTCACCTTCTCGTAATATTTTGATGACGTTATTTAATTCGCCCATCCTTGAGCCTTTGATGCCATATTTGTTCGCCTGTTGTCGTGCATACCCAATCATTGCGCTAACTTTAGAACTTAGAAGCTGATCTCTCACTTCTAGGATTTCATCCCACATAGGATCTTTCTCAATAATCATATCGTCAGGAGTAAATAGAAGCTCTAGTGCTGCTGTGTCGCCTCTGCTTACCATCTTGAGGAACTTCTTGAGGCTGTACAGCTCAATGTCGATATCATCTTTAGAGTTCTTAGAAGAATCGTCGCCAGTTGAAGTACTTACCGATTCTTTGTAGTTTCCTATTAGAATTTCTTCAGCAGTAGGAAGAAACACTCCTTTGTAATCTTTGTCGCTTGCAGGGGTTGAGGTTCCAAATAAGTGAGAACCTGCCATTGCTTTAATTAGAATTTTCATAATTTCCTTTGAAAAAGTAGGGATAGGCGGAATCGAACCAACCGACTTCTCTCCTCTGAGAGCACTCTAGACAATTAATTACTTTGTCGTCCATGTATTTATTTGGTAGAGGTAATGTACAATCTCTCATCTCCTAAATACTGACCCATCTGAGCTATATCCCCATAAAAAACGCTCGTCTTTCCGAGCTGTCCGTATAAGCATCCTATACCTTTCAGAGACATAAGCCAGCCTGCTGACTAAGCAGGTACTTCAGGAGTCTCGTCTAACTTTCTATCTATTTCGTACTCGTCTAGATAACATATTCTATTTCATCAAACTCTTCATAAGTTGGTGGGTAAAAGCTTCGCATCATGCGTTCTATTATAGCCACATCTATTACTTTACCAGTTCTCTTAGAATTACGCAACATTATTTCTTGCATATCTGGTAAAAAAACTACGCATTTCTTTTTATACTCTGGACCAAAATGTGATAGCGACCTTCTACGAGACTTCTTGCTCATGTGAGTCATATCTACTATTACATTGTCCTGTTTTCTTGCATAAGCAAATTTCTGTACCATCCATCTATCTATTAACTTCTGATTAGCCTGTTTCCATGCAGTATTATAATCTAAGTCTGGAAAGTGCTCGGCAAAGTAATGATCCCTAGAAACTATCATTGAAGTAGCTCCAGTATCTCTATTGTAAGCATTGTTGTGAGTCCATCTACTCTTCCCAGATCCCGGCAATCCGCATAATACGATCACTTCTTTTGTCTCACCTCTATCCTTGGCAAATTCAAACTCATGAAGCACTTCATTAAATGTCGGAATTACAGCGTTCCCTTCTGTGTGAAACCTTCCAGCATGATCCGCATTTCCTAACATAATTAATTTTTCTACAAGAGGAAGATCTCCAATAGCTGCTAGTTTACTAGCCCCAAGCTTATATACTTGAGTATGAAGCGCAATCATATTAAAGATTCTAGCTTGTTGCTGCTTATCAAGTCCTAGCTCTTCTCGCTTCAATATCTCCAGTGCCATAAATGCTGATACTGCATCATGATTGTAGAAGCTCACATTTCCATTCTTAGCGTTCACTTTTCTAGTGCTAGGCTTACCTATGTCGTGCAGTAGTGCTGCAATCTGGACCTCATATGGAGCGTTCTCAGCTTGCTTACATACCATCATCGTATGTGTCCAGACATCACCTTCTAAATGATATGGGTTTAAGTTAACGGGATCTTCATCAACTCCGAAAGACTCAGCATTATCAAACTCGTCCTCATATAAAAGATGGTGGTTAGCCCTTTTCATATCCGCAACATTATCTGGATACTCCATTTGAAACCACGATATAAGCTCATGCATTTTCATTATAACTCATCCTCAGATAAAGATCCACCACCGAATACTTCATCAATTTTCACTATCTTACCATCTTTTCCTTTAATCTCTTTGCTCAAGTCAAATTGGTAACTCTTAAACTTTGCTTCATTTTGACGAAGCTCTAGTACCTTATCGTAGTACATTTTAAATGTGGAGATTTCAGCAACATTAAGATCTAGTAAGTCCTCAGTGTCGAAGTCGAATCTCATTAAGTAGTTCATCCCTTCCTTACATTTGTCGCCTTTATTCTTGTAGCGGATCTTAGCATACTGCCATCCCATTATTGCAAGGTCACATTCCTTCTCAACTCTTCGTAGTGGTTGAAACACAGTTAAGATATTTGTCATAAGCCATTCGTATCTAGACGTTCCGTAACAGCCATCCTTCGGCACAGGAATATCTCCAATACCTTTTCCTTTCGTAGTTTGAGATAATATGAATCCGTGAGCATCAAGCTCTACAGATATGTTTTTAAGCTCTTTACAGGTAGGGTTTAAATCCACCGCATTTCCTACATTAATCTCATGTAAATGATCCAGCGCAAATGCATGAAGCCTAGTGTTTAATACGCTCTTAATATTCGCCATCTCGATTCTTATATCACTTGTAGTAAGCTCTCTTGATTTACCTTCTTCATCGTAGTTCTCAATGATATATAGACGATCTGCCAGTTCTGGGTAATCTTCAGTAGCCTTGTACCACTTCTCAGCTATCTCACTTGCTGTCATCTCAAGTGTTACGAAAATTACAACACCTTCTGGGTTATTTAATAAGATGTGTTTGAAAATATATAAGATGAGGGAAGTTTTACCAACACCTGTTCCAGCAAGTACTCCGGTCATATCACCACGCTGCCAAGGTCTAATTAAGCAATCCATTTTATCAGGACCATTAACGAACTTATCAGGATCTACTTTACCACTAATTAGCCCACTTCTCTTCATATCGCCTAAGCTTCTAATTCCACTTTGCTCTTTTCTTTTAGCGTCTAAATTCATTTACTCTCCTATTAAGCTCTTCAATTGTGTCAGCTAATTCATCTGCTTTACTACTCAACTCTACACTAAGATAGTACATCCTATTTTCAGAGCTGTCAAGCGTTTCCAAAACTCTGTCAATTTCCATTTGCATTGGAATTAGTTCTGGATGAAGCTCTAGGAACTCTTTCAGTTCTTTCATACTTTCTCCACTTCTAATCTTTTCACATTTGAAATAGATATCTCATCGCCTTTTACATATTCCCCTTCTAGTCTTATTTTATACTTTCCAGATATCGGAATGGTTATTTTATGTTCGTAATAATTAGCTTCTACGAAATTATGAGTGTCAAATCTTTTAGCTGTTCCAAAATATCCACAAGCTACTTCCTCATTTTCAAGAACACACTCTGCTCCCATCTTAGCATTTCCTGTCCATGCTGGAACTTTTGCAATACTTAAACCATTCTCTCTAGATAAAGTAGCTGTTTCAATATCAATTCCTGCTGGTGGGTGCTCTGCTGTAAAGTGAATAGCATATCCAACTCTGTGATACGATCCTTCATTTCCTAGCGGATCTGTGTACATTATAGGATTAGTCATAATAGGAAGCTCTTTTTCTACCCCTCTTAACATTCTAAGCTCTTCTTGAATCTCTAAAAGCTTCTCATAAATCTTTGCATCAGTTATAAACATTGCTCCACCAAAATCTTTCATCCTATCTCCACTTCATGTACGTCAAGTACTTCATCTCTGTCATATTTATAACTTCCTTTATATTCATTTACTTCTTTCATTGTTAGAAAGACCTTCTTATAAACATCTACACAATCCCAAGGATTCCACGACACAATTAAGTAACCTATCACTTATCCTCCAAGTAATAAACAAACACATCTAGATCATCTCCAGTTGCATCGTCAATAATTTGCTTAACAATATCCCAATTGCCGCCAGCTAGTCCACATCCTATTTTAGGAATTGCGATTGCATGAGTAGAAGTTCCTTTTAAGCGAGCAGTTAGTCCTATGAAGCATTTATAGACCGCTTCATAATCCACATGCTTTTTACCGTCATATCCATATGAATCTTGAGTAAAACAATTAAATACAGTCTTTTCTCCAAGAGCTGTACAAATATAACCTAACAGTCCAGCAGTATCTCCTTCAATAGTCATATCATCGCAAAACATATGATATTGTGTTTTAACACTAGGATACTCCTCAAACAACACCCTCGCTACTCCGCTTCCCATTACGTTCTGGCAGTTAACTCCATGAGCAATGTATTTTTGCGGTGCATCTAGTATTGAACCTTTTATGTATTGTTTAATCATTGTTTAATCTACCTCTAATTTCTGCTAAAGAAGTTTCTCTTAAAAGCTTGCCGTCTTTGAAAAGCGGAAGAAGAAGATCATCTGTTTTATTTGCCGGAGCCTCTCTACATTCTTCATCTAAAAAAAACATAGCTCCATTATCATTATTTTTATGTACGGAAATCCTACCCTTAGCACTTTTCTTAGTACCATCATCTGTGACAGGATCTTTAAATATTGCTTTCTCAACTCCATTTATCGTAACACTTGTTGCCTTCATAGCAAAGCCTAGTGAGTCTCTAGTTTGGTACTGGTAAGTATATGATCCAATTCCGTACACAACATTAGTTGAAGCAAATCCCTTAGCTTTCAATCTAGCGCATATATCCTTGCATCGGTCAATAGTGATAGCATCACCGTAAATAGCTCCTACGGCTGGGTTTAAGACCTTGAAGCCTTGTTCGTTAACTGTGCCACCAAAAGTATCCCAAAGAAGCTCTACAACCCCTTTCTGTGCTCGTGAGTCTCTACTGGTTTCGTTCCCACATAATATATCTGCCGGATCTCCGGAGTCTGGACGAATTACTACTTTATCTAAACTCTCAGGTCCACCATCACGCTTAAGTATTGAAGCTTTAAGGGATGGTATAATTGTATCAAGGGTGTTCCATAAATCCCAAGTATCTGATACGATTGAAACGATCCCTGTAGGGTACGTGTCTTCGATAAGTCTTCTGTAAGTTTCTCTTTCATCTTCTTTTCCTCCTGCGCACATTACAGAATGTTCAGTGGCATTTACGCTACATCCTACTAGTTCTTCCTCAACATTTGCATTGTAATATTGTTCCGCATATAAGATTGCCGGAATCGTATCAGTTCCTACTGAGCTTAGTAAATGTCCTACACCAGTTCTTGCTGCATCTTCTGTGCCGCTCATACCACGCATACTGAAGTCGTGAAGTTGAAACTCAACTCCGTCAGTTGTACCAGTAGTTTCTAGTGCCGCCTCATCTAAGACTTGACGGTAAACTCTAGTAGTACTTGCAGCAGTACATGGCTTCCATAAATTAGCTGATGCCATAGTCTCGATATAGTTAGTGAGCCAGAAGAATCTATCGTCAGTATTTTCAATTGTGAGCATTGGAACTCTGAATGGTACTAATGTACCTTCTTCTAGTGCTTTAATTTCTAGTGGTAAATATCCTAAGTCGTGAAGCTCTTCTAAATGTTTCGTATCAGGACTAGGAACTCCTAAGCAGAACTTAACTATGCGGCTATATTCAGCAATGATCTCGTTCTTATCTTTGTCGAAGAAGTTTTCTTGGAAGGTTTCTTGAAGTTCTTTTACGAATCCTTGGAAACCGAAGGCTACTACTTCTTTAATATTTGGTGCATGTTTGCCAGATCTAGGAGTCCAAGTCGAATAGACCTTCTCGGTTCCTGCTGGATATTGCTCTCTGTGTGATAATTTGTAAAAGTCTGCCATTAGTGTTGGGTTTAGTTTCATTTTATTCTCCTTTTTAATACTATTCTATTATACATTTCGTAAACTTCTTCTGGAGGTATGTTAGTTCCTATTATACTCAAAGCTTCAACGAATGATAAAGTCTGAAACTCCTCAAGACCTCTAACAGAGCTAACCATCCCTTTTAGTACTAAAGTAGAGTATAACTCATGTAGGAATCTAATTTCTGCATTTCTTTTATAAGTCACAGGAAACATTACATATTCTCCGCTTCTGATTCAATCATACCTTCTGGTGGAGTGGGAACTTCTTCTGCTGTTAAATATACTCCAAATCCTATACATCCTACGATTACAGTACTAATACCAATAGTACCTAATACAAGTTTGATACCGCCCAAATGTAATCCTAAAAAGAACACTCCTATAAAAGGAAGCGATATTAAAAAATAACCTATCATTTTTCTACTCATCTAATACCTCACCTTTTCTATTAAATATGCGGCTAATTCCAGAATCTCTCAACGTCTGAATACCTTTCGAGTATATTCCGTGAGTCGTATATAGATTAACAGACTTTGCTCCACATCGCAATAGCTTTTCAGCAGTTAATTTAAAAGTCATTCCACCGTCACAAATATCGTCCCATATTAAAACGTCTTCACCTTCTATGTTAATTCCAAGCTCATTTAGAAACATGTTCGTAATATAACCTGTTTTTTGATCACGGTTTTTTGACATAGAACAGTAAGGTATTCTTAAATGATCTACCTTTGTAGTAAAAAAAGGATTACTAGAGTACCTATCCTCTGCTCCTTTATCTGGGAAGCATATCAAAGAAGGATTCGTAGCATCTATAGCATCATGTACAGCACTAAAAGGAAAAACAGAATCTACCAGACCTTTACTATATATGTCGCTATGTTCGTCATATGTTCCTATACTTTTAATTCCCGGCAAAG